CGCGGACCTCAGCCGCGCGGACCTCAGCCGCGCGTACCTCAGCGGCGCGGACCTCAGCAGCGCGTACCTCCGCGGCGCGTACCTCCGCGGCGCGTACCTCCGCGGCGCGGACCTCAGCAGCGCGTACCTCCGCGGCGCGGACCTCATCGGCGCGGACCTCAGCAGCGCGTACCTCCGCGGCGCGGACCTCATCGGCGCGGACCTCAGCGGCGCGGACCTCAGCCGCGCGGACCTCAGCCGCGCGGACCTCCGCGGCGCGGACCTCAGCCGCGCGGACCTCAGCCGCGCGGACCTCAGCCGCGCGGACCTCGAACCAATTCGCGAAGACTTTCGCCTTGTTCTCGATGCGGCGAAGCCTGAAGTTCCCGCGCTACTGCAAGCGATCAAAGACGGCAAGGTTGACGGCTCAACATACACGGGTCCATGTGCGTGCCTCGTCGGCACGATCGCCAACGCACGCGGCGTCGATTATCGGCACGTCGTCGGATTGGATCCAGATTTATCGCGCCCGGCAGAGCGATTCTTTCTCGCGATTCGTAAAGGCGATACGCCGGAGAATAATCAGATAGCGGCAATCGCGGCGCAGTGGATTGAGGATTTTTTAGCAGATCAGTCAACGACGGCGGAAGCGATCTAATATGCCCGTTTCCAAGGCTTGCGCCGTCATAACCAAGCGCGACAAACCCTGCGAGCTACCCGCGATCCGGGAAGTGAACGGCAAGCGCGTATGCAGGTCACATGCCTCCCACATCAAGGCCGGGAAGACGCTGAAGTTCGCTGAGGAGATAACCGTATGACGTTACGCGAGGAGATAGCACAGTGCATACATTATCATCGCGACCGCCCATGTTCTGACGGAGACTTTGTTCGCTTGAGCGACGTGCTCGCGATTATCGACAGTTGGACGGCCAACGGCACGCCGCTTCTCACGTATGGCGCAGTTGACGACAAACCGGCCGCACCGTCGAGCGAGGAACGCCCCGCGCGGGATGAATTTAGAGTCGTCCTTGCGCGCTTGCCCCGCGAAACCGACGCAAGCCTTTCGCCGACGATCGGAAGCGCACTCTTGACAGGCATCGAAGCAATCCTCGAATCCATCGACGCGAACACGGCGGCGATACGCGAAACGCGCACATGAAAATTAAGACCAAAGACGGCAGCGTTATCGACCTCGAAGACATACGCAAAGAGCAAGTTTTCATCGGCAACCCGTATGCGGTCGATAACGCGATACTCATCAAGCACAACATCGCGCTTTTGGATGCGCTCGAAGCAGCGTTGAATATAACAGACATGGAGCCGCAACCATCCAAGCGCGCATCGGAACGGCAAGAAGCATGGGCGTCCGGTTTTAAGGGCGCAACGCATGCTGTTCGTAGCGCCATCGGATTGATCGAGGAGAACCCCGTTGCCGACTAAACCGAAACTCGAAACCTGCTCCCTGTGCAAGCGCGTCGGCGATCACGCGAAGCATTGCCCGAATCGCCAATGCCATATGTGCGGTGTCATCGGCGGCAAGCATACTGATGACTGCTTCATGATTCGCGATGCGATCAAACCCGTACAGCGCATGGAAGTCAACGGCGAAACAGCGCGCATCATTCGCTCGCGCGACATCGCAAACGCGCCCGCGTTCGGGCCTGTGCCGATCAAGATCGAGTGGGTACGCCGACTGCAAGAACAATTCGACATGGGCAAGATCACGATCCCCGGCGTAACATCCGACGATCATTGCCGCGTGAAAGAATCGCGCCCGTACAAAGGCGGGGCCGTCGAGGTCAATTGTCCTCATCGCGCCGTGCTGCGCGAAACGGAGAAGACGACGTGCAACGCCTGCAACAGTCACAAGACGAGTACGATCGTCTACCTGTGCTTACTGCACGCGATCACGCATCACGGAAACGGCGCTCCGATTGCCGACATGGGGCCGTTGTTTGTCGATTCCGAAGCCGTCGCGGAATCGAGGGACTCGCATGACGCATGATATCGATTTTGAACGCAAAACGGCCGAGATACTCAATCAAGAAGCGCAATTTCCTGCTGGCTGGTGGTGGTGCTCCTTTGTTGATAAAGACGGCTTTCTCGGCGTTGCAATCGTTTGGGCACGCGGCATTCTCACCGCGACGAAAGAAGCGAGAAGACGCGGCATCAATCCGGGCGGTCAAGTGCTTGCGTATGAAATCGCCGAACCTCCCGAGCAATACCGGAACAGGCTTCTCGATAGGGCTGAAACACTGGAGGCAAAGAACATCATAGAGAAAGGCAAGAAGCCGTGAGCGATACTGCGATTGTGACGGATGAAAAAATTACGATCATACTTCCGAAGAATATATCCATCGGAGTTCTTGCATCCGATGAATCCGATGCGCCAGCCTTCGTGATTATCCATTTCAATGAAAGCAGCAAAGGATTCGGATTCGGAGATACGACCGACGCAACGCGAGCGTTGGCAATCATGGCTTTCCGATGCGCCGACGAAGCCGACCGCGTGAACGGCGTATTCTCCCCAAAGAAAACCGAGAACGCACTACGAAAATATCTCGCGGAGATGAAGGCGAAACGATGAACGATACGCCCAAGAAAAAACCGCCGATAACCACTGCGGAAGCCGGGCATCTCGGCGGTACGAAAGTCAAGAACCTCTACGGCACCGGGTTCTATGAGGCTATCGGCAAGAAAGGCGGCGAGGCAACGAAGGCATCCCACGGCCTGGAGTTTTACGAGATGATCGGGAGAAAAGGCGGCAAGAAAGGCGGCGACGCAACGCGCGATAAGCACGGAAGCCCATTTTACGAAGCAATCGGCGCGAAAGGCGGCGCGAAGGTGAAAGCGATTATCGCAGCCGGGAAGAAAGCATTGGCGGATGAGGCGAAGAAAAACGAGACGTGAGTTCATCGCCGCGCGTTATCTCGGAAATCATCGAACGCTTGTCGTCGGAAATCGACCATGCGCGTGAAAAGCATCCGGGCGGTGATAGGTTCGTCGCTTTGACTTGTGAGTTCCTAGAATTGACGCGCGCCATACAGGCCGGGGAATCCAAGGAGAATATCCGACAAGAAGCTCTTCAGGTTGCATGCACGGCGATTCGGTTCGTCGAGGAAAATCTCGATGGTCATCACCATTGAAGTCCCCGGCGCTCCGGTAAGCAAGAACCAGGGGATGCGTATCGACCCGCGGCGCCCCGGCATGCCGATGTTCCGCCCGCAGGAGGCAACGGATTGGATGCGCCGGATTCGCCATGAGGCGCAGCGCGTTGCAAATGCCGCGAAGTGGCCTGACCCGTTCCTCTGTGCCGAGGTGGCGATCGACTTCCGCAAGTATAATAGCCGGCACGATTCGGGCGCCGGGAACGAGTACGTTTTCGATGCCTTGCAAATTCCCACAACGCGCGATATGGTGCGATTCAAGTCTTCCTGGGGGCTGTACTATCGCGACAAGGACGCATGGTGCAGAGAATCCCCCATGCCCGTTCACGACGATGGTGCGCGCCGATGCGTGTTCATCGCCGAACTCCTACGAACGCGAGATCCCGAAGAAGCCGACCGTCTGCGCGGGCTTTGGCTGGCCTCCATACGACGCGCGCATATAAAATCACACACGCCCAAGAAAGATGCCTAATGCCACCTCGCACAAAAACCGCCGTCAAGAAGAAGCGTTCGCTTCCGACGAAGGCCAAGAAAGTCACCAAACGCGCCGCCAAGCACCGGGAAACGCCCCTCGAAAAGCTTGCCTTCCGCGTCTCGATCCTCGAAGAGGGGTTTAACGCTCTCGAAAAAGACCTCCGCGACTTGAGGCGTTCTTATGGCGAGCATGTCGTTCTTAAACTCGTTGAATCCGAGATAACCGACGTTGCGCCGGAGCCTGCGAAGATGCTTGACGAATCCTCCGCACACACGGAACCTGTACTAAGCGACGATGAACTCTGAAGAGTTCATAAAGCGCGCGGCAAGAACCGACGGGGACAGCCTCTATGCCTCATGCAAAACATGCAGCGAAGTCGCCTCATGGGTTCCGTACAAGGCAGGCGGGGAGTGGGAATGCCAAGCCTGCCGCGTCGGAACGCGCCAGTTTGGGCGTGCCGATCGCGAAAAGTACCTGCTCGGAAAAATTGGGCCGGCCGAGCGGCGCGAGCGCGTTATCCGCACGACCATGAAGATGATCGCGTTCGCCATCGGTGCGTTTCTAACGTGGGAAGTCCTCAAATACTGCTTTCCGATCATCTTGCCGGCCGGGAGCTAGGAATGACGGTGCTTTTGGAGGAGCCCACGAACGGATAGACCAGGAGGCATATCATGTCAAACCGTCGCGGTCACAATCCCACGCCTGCGCCCACGCCGACCCCGGTTCCCACGCCCGTCGCTTCAAGCGTCGGCATGGCGGACGCCTTCGTAAGCTCGATCGGCGTCAACACGCAAATCGACTATACGAACACCGTCTACTACACGAACTGGCCTGCGATCTGGACGCTCTTGCAAGCTTCAGGCATTCGCAACGTGCGCGACGGGCTCAACGACGACGGCGCATGGTACTACGAGCGTCTCTCCTCAATTATCGCCGCCGGCATATCGCTCGATCTCGTCTCCACGCCGGGACAAACGTCCGCATGGGTTTCCGGCTTCTCGAAATTGGTACCGGGCATCTTGTCGATTGAGGGCGCGAACGAGTGGGATGCAAACGGCGGAACCGGATGGGTCGCAGCCGATATCGCATGGCAAGAGCTGGTCTTCAAGGCCGTTAATAAGACGCTCCCGGTGCTAGGTCCCTCGCTCGCTTCAAGCGCGTCGTATCCGTTGCTCGGTTCCGGCGCGCTGCCGTATCAAAACTACGGCAACCTCCACATGTACTTCGATAATTACAATCCTGGCAATACCGGCTACGGCGATGCGTTTGCGCCCTACGGCACGTTCGGCACGATGAGTTTTTGGCTCAACTTGGTCAAGAGCATATCCGGCACGCAGCCGATCATCATCACCGAAACCGGATACGATCAAGAGGCCGGATTCATCGACGCAGCGACCGTCGCGAAGTATCTCGTACGCACACTGCTCATGACCTGGAATGCCGGGGTCTCCAAGACATTTATTTATGAGTTCGCCGATGAAGGCGGGAGCGCCGGCAACTTCGGTCTCGTCACGGCAAGCGCAGCGCCCAAGCCCGCGTACGTCGCGATTAAATCGCTCATTGCCGCGCTCGCCGATCCGGGCGCGACATTCGCGACGACGCCGCTGTCGTACACGATAAGCGGCGCATCGACAATGCAAAGCACGCTGCTGCAAAAACGCAACGGCACGTACATCCTCGCGATCTGGAATGAAGTTCCGTCGTGGAACACATCGACGAACGTCGAAATCGTCGTCCCGCCGCAAACGGTTACGCTTACATTCACGAAGGCTCCGACGAGCATCAGCGCCCTCGCATTCAACGCCGCCGGCAATCTCGTTGCATCGCCGGTCTCTGCGACGCATTCGCTTGCGATAACGGATACCGTGACGCTGGTCACGATAACGCCCTAACGCAAAAAGCCCCGCCTTTTTTTTCAGCGGGGCTTTTCGTGCGTAATGCAGGTATGTAGTTCTTGAAATATGGGTACGCGGCGTATTACGCCTTCTTTGCCGGTTGAACCTTTAGCTTTAGCGCTTGCGACGCCGCCTCACGAGCGGACTCAAGCGTCTTCTTGGCCTCGGCGATATCAGATGCGACGCCGTGCGTTGCGACGGCTTGCGCAGCCGTAACGAGCGCCTTGGTTGCGGCGATGAATTCTGCGAGGACATCAGGAATTGGCATGGGACTCCTTCGATAAGGGTGAAAGTTGTCGCGAATTTCCGCGTTATTGGGACGGCTCCTGGTACACGGTAATCGGCGGAATATCGGTTATCTTCGTGATCGTGACTTGAAAGATGTCGTCGCTTCCTACGGGAACGCGAAACACTCCGGGCTGACCGCTCGCGATCGTTGCCGCGATCAATCCGGCCGCAGCGAACGAGAACCCAGGCGCCGCAGGCTTCCCGCTCATCGAAACGATCGCGATATTAAAATGCACGCCTTTGATCGTCTGCACAAATGAATGAGAACGATGCACGAAGAGTTGCAAGAATGCGGATGTGTATGCGCTTAGATTTTTAATCACGATGCTTCTTTCACGTATTGACTCCATGCGACATCGACGTTCAATGAGACCGCCGAAAAGTTTATCCAGTCTTGGAAGACTGAAGCACCATAGTTCTGTCCCGTCGTCCACGCATCCGGGCTGACATGCTCGGCCAGCTCCAAGCCGACGCCCTGGATTCCCAAGTTGTAGGCAGCGAACGCGGCGATGTGATCGTTCGGGTACTTGTGAAGCGCGGGTTCGAGAAACTCGTGCGCGGCGACGCGCAGGTTCGTGAGAGGGTCCATGAGGTTGCCGTAGCCGGGATAGCTTGGAAACACCCCGCGCCATTGGACGCCGAAGGTAATCTGACAAATTCCGGCACCCACCCCCGGCCCAGGTATCATCCCACGCTGCAAGATATTCTCGCCACCTGATTCTCTGTCCACGATCGCCGCGAGCATGCACGGCTCCGTAAGCGCGCAACCGGCAACGGCTTCCGTATAGAGCGGCGCGTAGGCCATGAGCGCCTTGCGCCACGGCACCGCAAATGCGGGCTTCTTTTGAGCCGCGAGCGCGGCGACTTGCTGCACCGTGAGGAGTCCCATGCCCGAGGCCTTCAGGAGCGCGGCGCGAACGCCTGGTATAATGGGGCCAATGCTACATGAGATACGAGAGATGCCCGTAAGCGAACTCAAAGCCGCGCCGTACAATCCGCGTAGGATCGACGCGGCTGCGATGGCGGCGCTTACCAAAAGCATCGAACGATTCGGCTATGTGGAACCGATCGTATTCAACAAGCGCAGCGGCTTCGTTGTCGGAGGTCACCAACGGCTCAAGGTGTTGCGCGCAAGTAAGATCAAGGAAGTCCCGGTCGTGATCGTTGACCTCGCCGAGAACGAAGAGAAGGCGCTCAACGTCGCGCTGAATTCGCCGACTCTCGCCGGTGAGTTCACGGATGATCTTCAAGCTATGCTTCAGGATATTCAATTAAAAGATGAATCGTTATTCGAAAGCCTTTTGTTCGATAAACTCTTGGGTGAAGGCGCGCCTACCTTCGAACCGGAGAATATAGAATCGTTAAAACGTCTTGACGAGAAAAAGATGATCGTCTGCCCGAACTGTCAACATGAATTCTCTCAATCCTAGTCTTCACATAGCGCCATGCACGTTAGAAGCCGCTGAATACGCATGTAAGAATTATCATTATAGCGGAAAATTGGCAGGTAAAGGACTATCAACTGTCCCATTCGGCGTTTGGGAAAACGGTATTTTTGTAGGTTCAATTATGTATGGCCTTGGAGCAACGGGAAATATCGGAAAACCGTTCGGGCTCGTAAAAGGCGAAATTTGTGAACTCGTTCGAATCGCGTTAAAAAAACATGAGACACCGGTATCTCGAATGCTCGCAATTACAGTAAAAATGCTGCATAAGAGCTCTAATGGTCTTCGTATGATCGTAAGCTTTGCCGATTCGGGACAAGGCCATCACGGCGGAATTTATCAAGCATGCGGATGGATATATCTCGGGAAAACTTCAGGGAATGGATATTTTTTTATACGAGGAAGAATCGTACACTCAAGGAGTATTCATGGTAAATATGGGAGCGGCACTCAATCTCTCTCATGGATACGAAAGAATCTTGACCCAAAGGCAACACCCGTTCAAACAGGAGCAAAACATAAATATGTTTGGTGTTACGACGAAAGATTAAAAAGGAAAATAACCGCTATATCTCTTCCATATCCAAAACGTGCGCAGGGAGCATGATGGTAATGTGCAGTCATTCCATGATTGAGAAGGCCGTTCGAATCGGACCTCTGCGCTCCGATCCCCGTATAAAGGCAAGCATAAACGGTAAAGAAAGCTAGATGTCATGGCTGGAAGACCTAAAGGCACATTCGGAACGAAGAGAATTACAAAAGAACTTACGAAAAACATATGCGACCTAATAGAAATAGGTATGCCTCCGCATTATGCAGCACAGGAACAAGGCATATCTGAAAGACTATTTCAGATATGGATGCAACTAGGACGACAAGCACAAGAAAAAGACGAATGGATTAAGTCCTATTCCGATTTTTTTTCGGAGATAGCGCGCGCCCGCGCGCGTTGCATAAAAAGGATGCTTGTGCGGGCTCATACTGGTGAGAAGGGAAGTAGTACGGCTATGTGGGTTCTCGAAAAACAGTACAGAGAAGAATTCGGCTCATCAAAGCCCGATGACGGAAAGCAACAAATAGAGATCGTCGTTAAAAATGCCATACGCGAGCGCGATAGTGAGAGCGAATGCCAACAATAACGCTGCCCAGGCTGCATGGTGGACAGAATGACATCCTCGCGGGCGAAGGGCGTTTCAGAGCCGTGCGGTGCGGTCGCCGCTTTGGGAAAACCTATCTCGCATCCACGCTAATATGCGACGGCGCAGCATCGGGAGAATCATGGGGGCTCTTTGCGCCTGATTACAAGATTCTTTCGGAAACGTATCGTGAGATACATGAAATACTTGATCCGATTATTCTTTCATCCTCCAAAATAGACGGCGTAATCCGCGTTCTCGGCGGCGGGCGCGTGGATTTTTGGACCTTGAATAATCCTCGCGCTGGACGCTCGCGCAAGTATCACGGCGTTATGATCGACGAAGCAGCGTTCGCGGATAAAGACATGGAATCGTTGTGGACGAAATCTATTAAGCCGACGCTGCTCGATTACGGCGGCATTGCATGGGCGCTATCAACACCCGCAGGCAAAGACGAAGACAACTGGTTCTACCAAATCTGCAACGACAAGAGCCTCGGCTTCGTCGAGTTCCACGCGCCGACCGAAAACAACCCGTACCTACCGCGCGAAGAAGTCGCCAAGCTCAAGGATGAAAACTCACCCGAAGTTTACCGCCAGGAATACCTCGCGGAGTTCGTGGATTGGTCCGGCGTCGCGTTCTTCTCGATTGACGCGCTTCTCGTTGACGGTAAGCCTGTTCCGATGCCGACGATGTGCTATACGGTATTCGCCGTAATCGATACCGCGATCAAAAGTGGCGAGGAGCACGATAGTACCGGCGTCGTTTACGTTGCATACAATCCCCTCATAAAGCCGTGTACAGTCCTCTTGGATTGGGACATTCTCAGCATAGAGGGTGCGCTCCAAGAAGTATGGCTATTGACCGTCTATGAGCGGTGCGAACAGCTAGCGCGCCAATGCGGCGCACTGAAAGGCTCTATGGGCGCGTTCATCGAGGATAAGGCGACGGGCAGCGTCCTCATCCAGCAGGCCAAGAACAAGGGCAGGCCCGCGTCTGAGATCGACTCCAAACTCACCGCGATGGGCAAGGACGAACGCGCTATCGCGGCGTCTCCCTACGTGTACGCGGGCGACATCAAAATCGCGGATGAGGCGTTCAATAAGGTTAAGGTACATAAAAGAATTTCCGCCAATCACCTCGTCAAGCAAGTCACGGGCTTTCGCATCGGCGACAAGGGGACGGGCAAACTGGACCTGCTCGACTGCTTCACTTACTCCATCATCATCACGCGAAACAAGCTTTGGCCGAGGTAGAGGTGGGAACTAAAAATGAGGGTATCTATAATAGGGAATGTTCAAGAAGTACGTCACAGAATCTTTAGCTCGCATTGAAGGGATACTACTTACCATGGCTACAGCCCAGATCAATAACCAGGCAGCACTCGACGCGGCAATCGCCGCCGTACAGGCAGCCGTAACGCAGCTCGGTGCGGATCAGACGACCGCGATTGCCGCGCTCCTCGCGAAGATCGCGACGCTTCCCACGGGCGCCGGCGGCACGACCGATTTCACCCCGGAAGTAACGTCGCTTCAGACGATCGCGGCGAAGCTCACCTCCTTGGACGCTTCAGCCGTCGCCGCGAACCCTGCTGGAACCACGGGCACAGGCACGGGAACCGGAACAGGCGCGATCGTCGCCAATCCGGCAACGCTCACGATCGCCGGAGGCGCAGGCGCGACCGGCACGTTTTCCGTCACCGAAGCGGCGAACCCGTCGGCGACGTTCACGGCAGTAAGCTCGGCTCCGAACATCGCGACGGTCACCCCGGCCAATACCGCCGGCTCGTTCACCGTCACGGTCGTAGCCAAGGGCACCGCAACGATCAATGTCTCGGACAACGCGACCCCGCCCAACACGGCGACCGTAGCAGTCACCGCCTCCTAACCCGTTCCCTACAAGCGAGGCGAGCGAGGAAGCATCAGGGCGTCGGGCAACCCGCGCTCTTTTGTTTTTCCTCGTCCTATTGTTGCTTCCGGCTCCAGCGAGGATGCGACCGCAGTCGCACCGCAGTCGGAGCCCCCCGCGCCCATCGGGTGCGGCTTTCAACAAATCGGCGGCACGCCGATTCTCCTTATTGGTATGATAGTCGCGCACGTTTACGCACAACCGTGTCTCCCCTGAAACTCCCAGGGGAGACATACGTGTGTCTCCCCTCAGGGGAGCTAGAATCTGTCTCCCCGTAGCAAGCGAGCAGGGGAGACAATAGGGTGTCTCCCCTATCAGGCTCCTCTCTGCAATCGGTATTCCGATCCGAGGTGCGCCGAGCGCGTGGTTTTCGTAAGGAATCCGCCCTTCTCTAGCGAGACTAGCGCGCGTTGAACGCTGCGCTCCGATACGAGGGCGTCATTAGCTATCGTCTTTTTCTTGGGATGACAAAAGCCGTTCACGTCGGCGTATGACGCGAGAACGAGAAGCACTTTCAATTCAAGGTGCGTTCGTACGTTGCGCTGCCATGATCGCGGCACGCATCCAAACGGCTCGCCGATGCAATGCACCGGGCGGCGAGATGTCGTGTCCGCGTAACTCTGATATGTCGTAGGGCCGGGCTTCCTGCCCGTAGTATCATTCATGGGCATTCCTATGGCGGGCATGCGTGGATGAAAAGCGCCTGGCTTGATCGTTTAGGCGCTTTTTGTATTTAGGTTGAGACGAAGAACGCTCCTAGCGAACGGAGGCGTACTCGTCCGCGCGGAAGGTGCGCCTATGAGATTGCTTGACGATCCCGAGCAAAAGGAAGACGGAACCGTACTCCTGGGCTTGCGCCAGGTGCTTCCAGATAACTCCGATCGCTACGTTGGAATCGAGTTCTCTCGCGAGGAAGCGAAGGAATACGGCGGCATTCTCATAGAGGCTGCGTCGCACTATGCGTAGACCTATCGAAGCCCTTGCTCGCGAACTTTCGAAAGAGACAGACTTGAGCGTTACGGCTGGAGATATGGCGGACAAGCATCGAGAAACTCCCGAGCGAATCATGGATGCGTGGCAAGTACTCAAGATTCTTGAAATAACTGACATGCTGGATGAAAAGCCGCTTACCTACATAGGGGGCAGTCATGTATAACTCCAGCCCGGAGCAGAGCGATACGCCGTCAACGGTCTCCGTGGGCGGGCAACTTGGCTCCGTGCTTACGAATCTGCTCATGTGCGGAGAGATTGTGCCGGGCTCTCCGATTGGGTACGAATTGTGCAAACAGTTGCATGCGTTTCACGTATTAGGGGCTCTCCTTACCGATGCGCCGATAACGCGCGCACAGAGCAAGAAGCGTGAAATTAGCGTTCCCGTCATTCTCGGAGAGCAACGCATCGTCGAGCAATTCGAGAAAACGTATCGTGAATTAGGCAAAGTCGGCGCAACGGTTGTCATACACAACCTTGTTAAGACGAGCCGCATCTATGGCATTGCATCGCTTGCTGTGGGCGAACGCGGGAAGGGCACGAACACGCCGCTCGACCTCGCGAAAATAGCCGAATCCGACTTGTATTTCAACGTACTCGACCCGCTCAACACGGCGGGAAGCCTCGTTCTCAACCAAGATCCCAACAGCCCTGACTTCCTCAAACCTGACGACAACGTGCATGTGCAAGGGCAAGCATGGCATCATTCTCGCCTCTTCGTCAAAATGAACGAGCAGCCGATTTATATTGAGTGGTCTGCATCGGCTTTTGGTTTTGTAGGTCGCAGTATTTATCAGCGTGCGCTATACCCGCTGAAATCATTCATCCAATCCATGCTAACGGACGACATGGTAACGCGCAAAGCCGGGCTCCTCATTGCGAAAATGGAATCCCCCGGCAGCATCATCGACAACATCATGGGCTCCATGTTCAACTCGAAGCGCGCGAAGATCAAGGAAGGCGTAACGAATCAAGTCGCATCAATCGGCGTAACCGAAGACATTCAAACGCTCAACATGCAGAACCTCGATAAAGCGTTTTCCGCAGCGCGTACGAACATCCTCAAAAACATTGCAACCGCAGCGGGAATGCCCGCGTCAATCATCGCGCAAGAAACCATGACCGAAGGCTTCGGAGAAGGCGTTGAGGACGCGAAGAAAGAGGTCGCATACCTCAACTACATCCGCGAGGACATGCAGCCTGCGTATGACTTCGTGGATAAGATCGTCATGCGCCAAGCGTGGACGAAAGAGTTCTATGATTCGCTCAAGCCTGATTACCCGAAGTTAGCGCCGTATGAGACATGGCTGTACGAGTGCATTCACGCCTTCAAGGCGGAATGGCCGAACCTCATGGAAGAAGCGGATAGCGAGAAAAGCAAAACCGAGAAGGTGAAAATGGAAGCGGTCATCGCGGTCGCCGAAGCCGTTGCAACGCAGTGCGATCCCAAGAACAAAGCCAAAGTCCTCGCCTGGATCGCCGATAACGTCAACGCATGCGAGAACCTCTTCGCGGGCAGGCTCGACATCGACGAAGACGACCTCGCGGAATGGGCGGAAGAGAACGAAGCGGCGCAGCAAGAGGCGGAAACCGCAGCGGATAAGCCCGCAGGGCGACCGAGGCCGTTCTCGGCGGCGTCCTAGCGCGTGAGCAAGTCCTTTCGCGCGTTCCTCATCGAGGCGCTCCGGGAATTTTCCGAACGCGGCTACGTATCAGAATCCGACCTCCAGCAGTGGACCGCACGCCTGCACGCCATGATCGAGAGCGAACTCCCCACAGACGAGGAGAGCCGGGAAGTCCTCGCGGGGATACTTGGGAGCGTTTATGCGCGTGAATACCGCTCAGGGATCGCCAAGCGCGTTCCGGGCGTTTCTCGCTACACCGTGGACCGCGTTGCCCCCCATTTACGCGCGGAACTCGACAAGCGCATCTTCGCTTCCGCCGACCTCATCCGCATTCGAAAGCGCGAGACGGTAGACAAAACCCTCGCGCGCTTCTCCGGCTGGGCATCGTCTGTCCCGCCGACAGGGACGTTCGACTTCTCCCCGCGAGCGCTCTCCAAGCACATAACCAAGGACTTAGTATCATTCAAGTACGAGCGGCGGCGCGTTGCCATTGATCAAGGCCATAAGCTAGTCAGTAATATCTCGCATGTCGTTGCAATGAACGAAGGCGCAATAGCCGCTACGTGGTATGATCGCGGAGAAGACGATCACGGATACGATGCGCGCCCGGATCATCTCAAGCGCAGCGGCAAACTCTTTCTCGTCAAAGATAGCTGGGCAATGAACGAAGGGCTCATCCGCAGAGGCGCGGCTCCTTACACGGATAGCGTAACGCAGCCGGGCGAAGAAGTGTACTGCTCGTGCTTCTGGACATGGATCGTGCATCCGCAAGACTTGCCTGAAACATTCCTAACCGCCAAGGGGCGCGCTTACATAAGACCCATCGCGAGCTAGTCTTCCTTCGGACGACAATGATTTTTTATCGCATCTGCTTTCGTGCCTGAATTCCCAGAAGCAAACCTCGCCCATTGGCAATTTTCCGCCGCAAGCATGAATCCAACGTCCCTAGCTTTTTCAATCGCGTCGACCTCGGTTTCGCATATCAATCCAAGAAAGTATTTCGTGAGACCATGAACTATCTCGCCGTTTATTGAGCGAATGTTCTCCTCGGCCTGCGCCTTGATTTTCTCCGCGAGGACATCGGGTATGCGGATGTGCAGGTCGGTCATAGCGATATGCCTTCGGATGAAAAATCGGCTTCCCACTCATAGTGGTAGAATTCAGGTTTTGCCTCGCGGCAATCCCCATTTGCCTCAGTTACGTGGATGTCTATGTCATCGCCATGCTCTTTTGCGAGATTCTCAAGCGCGTCGATCAATTCGCGGATTTTCATAATCCGTACCTCGATGGTACTTCTTCATTAAATTGACAGTATGAAAACATACATCTCGATATTTCAATTTGAGCGTAATCAGTCGCGTCTTTCTCAAGATACCTTTTTGTAAGCGCAAGCGCATCCTCAAGTTCCAGAGTGGCGATATTTTTTCCAGCAAACTTAACGTGAAAATGATCCACGGGATGATTCTACCCCACAATGGGACTATATGCAAGAACCGGGCCGTTCTCGCAGGGAGTACGCACGATCCTCGCGGAAATAAAGCAAGGTAGCCAAGCACGTTCAGGCGCTCGACTACCTTTAACGCTCGAAACCTCTCATGAAGGCTACGAATGCTGCCTACATCTTCCGAAAATTCTTATGTCGTCCCTTCGCGGGTATGTGAATTATGTGGAATCCCTCTTGTCGGAAATCTTAACGGAAGGCCGATAAAGCGATTCTGTTCATCAAGTTGTTATCAAAGGAATAGGCGGGGACTCCCTCCTCTCCTCAAAGAGCGCGCATGTGATATTTGCGGGAAAGTATTTCCCGTTCTAACTTCCAAGAAATTTGTCTGTTCCAAAAAATGCAAAGAAAAAAAGCGCGCACAAAAGCCCGTTCGCCGAGAGTCCCAGCGAAAGCACGCGAAAACATATTACTTGAAACACAAAGATAAAATAAAAAAGGCTAATCGCGAATGGATCAGTTCTCATATGGATAGAATGCGTGAACTCCAAAAGGCGTTTCGCTTAAAAGATATGGATATGACCAGACAAAGAGGACGCCTTTATGCAATTCGGCGACGAGCAAGGAATCGCGGAGCGCAGGGTTCTCACACGATAGATGAATTCAAATCAATATGCAAAAAGCAAGGAAACAGGTGCGCGCACTGCAACAAGAAATGCAAGTTAACCATAGATCACGTCATGCCGCTTGTAGCGGGCGGGACAAATTACGCGTTTAACCTGCAAGGTTTGTGCCTTCCATGCAATATAGCCAAAGGCGCGAAAATTCTGCTTTACGCTCACCCGTCGCTATTCGATAAGCGAGTGCCGGTCTAGGAGCTACCCTCTCGCATCCGAAGATTACGTGAATGGCAAATGAGGCCGAGGAAAAGTTAGCCCGAGGCGAGCTTACCGATCACGAAGCCGCCGAGGCCGTGAGGGACGGCCTCCTCCCAAGTCCTACGAAGTTTGGGGAATTTTGGCTTTTCGCTCTTCGTGTAACCGGCACGGGAGCTGCCTTTCGAGACCAATTAGAAGAGTATGCCTATCGACATAAAGAGTTATGGACCTCGCCTGCGTTCCTGGAACGCGCTGCCTCTATCCCGATTATCTGGGGCCATCCAGAGAAAAGCGGCTTAACCTCGGATGAGTACAGGGAGCGCAGCATCGGTAATGCGGTCCTTAGTTATGTCGAAGGCGACTCCGTTTGGTGTGTGGCTAAGATATTCGATGCCGATTCCGCAAAACTGATGGAAAACGGCTCTTTTCGGAGTACGAGCCCCGGAGTAACTCCGCCCAAAGGTGCGGAGGCCACTAAGTTGGAAGGCGACGAAGGGAAGCGGATTCTGAATGAACCACTTCCGCTCGTTCTCGATCACTTGGCGATCTGCGAGCAAGGCGTGTGGGACGCTGGCGGCCCCCCAGTCGGCGTAAAACTATCCGCCCTAATTGAGGAGCAATCTGTGACCAAAGAAGAGGAAGAGAAGCTCGCAAAGGAACGCGATGATGCGCGTTCTCGTGCCGACGCCGCCGAATCGAAGCTGAAGCAGTATGAGGACGCCCGTAAGGACGCCGAGGCCAAGGCAAAAAAGGACGCCGAGGAAGAGAAAGAGCGCGCCGACAAATCGAAGCGCGACGCGGAAGAGACCGAGCGCCAGGCCGTAGAGAAGGCTGAAAAAGAAAAAGCCGATGCCAAGCGCGACGCCCGCAAGAGTCGCCACGATTCCGAAAAGCACGACGGAGCGCACAATGACTGCTCCCGGTGCGACGCCTTTGAGAAAGGCGAAGTAGAAGATAAGAAAAAGGATGCTGCCGCCGCAGTTGAGACCGTGAACCCGGAAATCGACAAGCTGCACGATGCGCGCCGGGCCGATTCCAAGCGAATCGAAGAGCTTGCAGCGGAAATCGCCGCGCTCAAGAAGCAGCCGACTATGGATGATGCAAATGCGATCGCGACGGCGTACCACCGCTACGATTCGATTTATCAGATGCTTGGCGAGCGGGTACCGCAGCATATGCCCGGCGAGTCGCCGATTGCATATCGCCGCCGATTGGCGGACGGCCTTCGCAAGCATACGAAGACCTGGAAAGAGCATGTATTGCACGACGCCGTGACCGGCCCGGCATTCGACATGCTCGAAGATTCGATTATCAACGAGGCGCTTGCCGAGGCGAAGAACCCGACGCGCACCGATGCGAACGCGGGTCGGCTCATCGAGCGAACGACCGAGCAGAACGGGAAGACGCGCACCGAGTTTTACGGAGATTCATCCGTAGCGTTCGCGCCGTTCGAGGCTCCGGTCATGTCGTTCAAGTTCAAGAAGCCTTCGAAGGCGGCGTAAATGAGCAGCATTTCCTTTAATCCGACCATCACGACGAACATATCCGGCGGATTCGTCCTCTCTACTGAAGGCTACGTCCAGGGCGTCTTTCTCGACGATCCCTCGATGCGCACGCAGCTTGAGGGCGGGCAAGTCGGCAGCGGCGTTACGCAGCCCCTCTGGGGCGGAATAGCCGTCGCGCTCAACGTGCAGGCGGTCGGCGCGAACGCGCAGGGATCGACCGTGGTTCCCGCCACAAGCGCGGGCACGATCGACGGCTGGACGCTTTTCAATCAGGGCATGGCGGGTATCATAACGCCGAGTTCGACGGTTCCATTATATGCGGCGGGTGCATCGATCAACTTCGCGCGTAACGGTTCGCTTCTTCGCGTTGCGGTCGCGGTGGAAAACACCACGATTCTCAACGCTCTCGCGAATGCGGCAGCGAACGTCGCGCTCTATTGGGACCCGACGAACCTGTGCATCACCAATAGCGCAGGCGGGAACTACGCGCTACCGGCGGCTACGCAGTTGCTAGCACTGAGCGCGACGAGCAAGACGGTAACATACAGCGGCGGCAACGCAACCTGGAATGCGACCGGCCCGGCCGCGATCATTCGGATATAGGAGCGCATTAAAACATGCCAGTAATTGCACCGGCCCGCGTCCTCGTTCATCCGAATCGCATTGAGCCGAACCTGATAATCACGATTGCGCAGCCGTCCGGCTTTATGCAGGGATTGGGCGGGAAGAAGCTTCGGCAGTTGTTATCCGACAACGATAAGGTCGTCTATCAAAACCATGTCGATGTACGCACCGCCGTTGCCGCGCAGCAGGCCGCAGCGAACGTGTTGCCCTCCGCGACGATCACGCTGGACTACATTCAGACGCTCACCTACCTGATTCGTACGCGCCAGGACTACAACGAACTCGACGTTGCCGATGCGGGCGAATATAACGTCGCCCTTCCGGCGGCGTATCGTCTCGCGGCGCGGCAGGGGATCTATCAGTTCATCCGTGCGGCCTTCCTCTATGGCGTGAATGCTTCCAATTCCGAAGGCATTATCAACACTCCGAACGCGACGGCGGTTACGTTGCCTCCCGATACCTTCGGCGACACGACGCTACGAACATACGACGCGGGGCAGCTCGCGATATGGTTTAACTCGCAGATTCAGGGTGCGCTCCAATCCATGTTCCGCCTCGGCATGCCGGGTCGCGTGGTCCTGCTCGGGCCGCAACGCATCATCGGTACGCTCCAATGGCAAGATATCGTGCAGGTTACGTCCTACCAGCGCCCCGGTGCGGGTACGGCGACGACGGGGCAAGTCGTCTCCAAGATCGGCGATGAGAACGACGTCACGATTGATTGGGCATACGACGACACCTTGATCGGCAAGGGCGCGGGCGGTACGGACGCCGTGCTCCTACTCGTTCCCGAAGCGGTTGTGCCGACAATCCCCGGCATCAATACGAACGAATTCGCGAAGCTCTCGCCCACGACGGATGCGATGATCCTTCAATATACCAACGTTGCCGCGCCGATCGAAATCACAACGCCGATTCCCGAAGGGCTCGACGTGGTGAGTATGCAGCGCATTACCTCGGGCTGGGCGCCCCGTCCGAACGCCGTGAACGTACTTTCGCTGCCCTATTAGCATGACGGATGAAGAAAATATCCCTAGGCCGACATGCGGGCGTATCGTGCATTACGTTTCACGAAGCGGGACCGGGGATATTTGGGCAGCGATCGTTATGAAGGACCCTGCGGCTCCTCGCGGGTTGCGCGTCGATCTTACCGTTTTTGGCCTGACCGGCCCGCGTATAGAAGAAGACGTTCCGTACGATAAAGACAATCATCCGGGTTCTTGGCATTGGATGGCGTACCAGCTCGGTCAGGCGTCCTTGGGGAAAAAACCGGGGACATGAATTAGGCATGGAACGCCCCGGCAAGTAGTCAGGGCGTTTTTCTTGAAAGAAGGACTCCATGCAGCTTCTCGTCGGCAATCCCACGCTCCAGACCGTGCATTTCCATTACCGCGTGCCGGAAGTGGAACGCGCGCTCATTGCCGAGATTCCGCCGGGAAGCCAGGCGCATCTCATGCCGATGGATCTCAGCGAAGCGCAAATCAAGGCGATCATTCCGCAACTTGAGCGCTACGGCGGCGTGCCCGAATCCGATATCGTGAACATGAAAACGGCGCATAGCCTCGTGTTCTCGGTGCGCAAGCCGATAACGGAAAACCAGCTCAACACGGCCCGCGAGAAAGACGAGCAAATCCGCCAAAAAATCTCCGACCAGGAAACGGAGAACGCGGGCGTCGCGACGATCCCCTCGGTGCTTCCCCAAGCTATTCAGCAGCGCATGCACCAGACACAGCAGAACTCGACGTTGCATGTTGAGCAAATCAGTAACTTGGAAGGCGAGCATCCGCAGACGATCAAGGGCGGCGTGAATACGACCGTCACCGTCTCCAAAAAGGCCGGCGCACGCGAGCGCAAAGAGGGCTAAGTGAGCGTCACCGGAACCGGCGCGTCATCTCAGGCCGAGCAGACCGCGAACGGGATCGGTGCGGAGACGCCCACGAACGGCTTCCTCTGGCCGAATCGACCGAACATTATCGACTTTTGGTTTTGGTTGCAAACGAATGTATCCATCCCGCAGGCCGCGCTTCCCGCGACATCGCCCTATCCGCAGTACGCGTTATGGCAGGCGCTCGAACTCGTTCTGTGCGATCGCGGCGTGCCGTTCCGCAATGGGATGAACTTCGAGTATAGCGAGCCTACACCGAGGAATCTCTGGGGCGGCATTAGCTACACGCTTGCCGTCTATAATTGCGCGACGCATCTTTTATTCGGCATCGCGCCGGATCAGCCGGGACAGAACTTCTTTACCTCCGCGCGTGCGAACAGCGGATACTCACTCGTGAACCCTTCAACGGGCCTCGTAGCAGCATCGTCCGACGTAACCACAAGCTCGACACTTGCAGCCCCTGAGTGGGCATCGAGACTTACCGTCGATCAATTGGATTTTTATAAGACGCCGTGGGGGCGCTATTTTCTATCGTACAATCAGAAGTATGGGCCGACAGTCTGGGGCCTGACCTAGATGATATGCCAATACTGCTCCACCGAGATGCGCGAGGTGGATCAATGGGTACAAAACGACAGCGGCAGCGGGGAGTATCTCACGCGATGGTATGTTTGCGTTAACGCGCGTTGCCCTGGAAGAGAGAGGCGATAAATGCAGCTACATGATGAATCCCCAATCGTCTCCGTCTGGTGGACCTGTGTAGCTTCCCGAACGAACGAATGCGGCGACTTCCTGGCGCTTGCAAGCGAAGATACGCCTTCATGTCCTGACTGCGGAGAGACGGCATGTGAAAGGATTATGTACTAGATGCCAACCTTACACTTGGGCGTTTTGGATATGCATTATTCCGACGCGAACGGCGGCGATCCATCGCAGACCACGGGCGAAGTCGCGGAGAAACTTGAGAAAAAGTACCACATCATGGAAATCTTCTATGAGTCGCGCAAGCATTCGATAGCGGATTATCTCGCGGAAGACATGGCGCATTCGCTAGAGCGCATCATCAAGGGCAAAGGCATCGCAGGCAGCAAGGGCGCGTCTTTCTCAAACAAGTATCACGGTATCAGCGAGATCTACGAACGCTCAAGCCTAACGTACGGCGCGGATCAAAAGATCGAACGCGACTTCCGCAAGTTCATCTTCTCGAATGAATTGCAAAAGTTGAGCCTTGCGCTTACGGGCGCACCGATCTCGCAAGCGGCGGCAAGCGGCGTGAATCATCGCTTTAAACGGCCCTATGCGAAGAAGAATCGCGCGAGAATTGCGTTTGTAGATACGGGGTTGTTCGTAAGTAGTTTTAGATCATGGGTTAGCAAGACGTAATGCCGAGCGCGCAAGAAGCGAGCGGACAACAATCAGCGATTCAATCTGCCCTGGACGCAGGCCTGAATTCAATTGCGCAGCGGCAGCAGGTGCAGTTTCAACGGTACACGCGCATTGCTCTCGCGTCGGACGGCAGCGTATTCTGGGTTGCGCAACAGGCCGTCGTCATGACCGCGATCGGTTCGCTTCATTACGCGACGGACAGAGAACAATCGGAAACCAGCACCCTCGGCTTATCGGATGTGATCTTCAGTAGTGAATCGGAGATAACGCAATTCTCGGCGATTGCTCCCGATTTTATGTGGATTGGGCGATGGGATATTCCGAACGCGCCGCCGTTGCGCGTCGCATTTTCGCATCTCGGCAACCTCTTCCGAGAAGCGGAAATTTTTCATTACACCGGCACGGCGATCACGGCGCTCATGCTGCCGAACATCATCGACAATCCCGCCGACATCCCCGCAGGTCCAATCGTAAGCAATAGCCTGCCGATATGGCTTTCGATGGGACAGATTACCGGACAAACTGTCCCTTGCTTCGCCTCATTTTTAGTGCCGGAAAATTTGCCCCCACCGTATATCTCCGTGCATATCGAGCCTACCATGACCGAGGCGCTCGCAGCGGCTCCCCTTATCGGCCCTTGGCCGGGCGCTACGGAACCAAACAGCGGCGATTCGCCCCTCCATGACCTCGCCGGCTCTCAGCTTTGCCGCGACGATGTGACGCTCACGCTCTATGGCTTCAGTAACGATGCCGCATGGCAATATCTCGTCGCGATCTACGAGGCATCGTATAACGGGACGATGGGGTTCGGATTCGCAAACTCCCCTGCGATTCAGGATGAAAAGCATCTTTCCAGAGAATTGGCGGCAATCGCGCAAAAGAAAACCTTGCATATCAGCGCCAACTACCTACAAGGCACCGCCGACGCGGTAGCTCGCAGGCTCATCCTCTCCGCTATGCTTTCGAACATCGAGGTCATCGGGGGCGTGACGCCGACCGGGACAGGGGCAAGCACGCAGGCGCCGCAAACGGCTTCGGGAGTGGGAAGCGTTTATGAATGACATGTGCGACAGTGGGAAGCATTCGATCCGTTGTCTAATCCATTTATGTCATGCCAAAAAAAGCAATCGACCCTATTGTGAGATTTTTTCAGTATGTAGATAAAAATGGTCCGATTCGAAATGCCTCTCGGTGTTGGCTATGGACCGGAGCAAGAACTTATATTCCTGGAAAGCCGGCAAGTAGCGGATATGGAAGATTTGGATTAGGCGGCAAAAATCGGCATGCCCATATTGTTTCTTGGGAACTTTTTCGCGGGCCAACTAACGGAGCATGGGTACTTCATCGGTGCGACAATCCGCCATGCGTCAACCCAGATCACTTATTTTTAGGTGACAATACCGCCAATCAAACAGATAGCCTTCTCAAGGGTCGTAGCAGAGCGGCTATGCTCGCCAGTGCTACCCATTGCAAGCGCGGTCATGAATTCACCCCAGAAAATACCCTGCACGTTAAGCGGTCTGATGACTCTAGCAAATGGATGAGGCAATGCAAAACTTGTGGGCGAATGCGGGGACGAGTACATGACGCAAAACGTAGACCTCGGATTAGGGTACGCAAGCCATGCGTAAAGCGTCCGCCTATTACGCATTGCAAGCATGGGCATGAATTCACCCCCGAGAATACTATTTTATGGGGGCTCAATGATGGATCTGAAAAACTATGGAGACAATGCAGAACTTGTCAACGAGTTAGGGGGCGTGAGTTTGCCATGAAGTACAGATTCCGAATGCGCCATAACTAGCGGCGACGTGGGGCCGATCCTCCTGATTGACGCGGGCGGCTATTCGCTCACGGGTTCCACCTGCACCCTTCTCGCCGCGCCCGGCCGCTGGAAGAAGCTTCTCGGTCGCCCTACGACGTTCTCGCCGGTTGTCGTCTCGCAAGACGGCCTGAGCGGAGCGTACACCCAGAACGGGAACGACTTCACGACGAGCGGGCCTTGGACGATTGAACTGCAAGTACAGACGCAGGACGGCCAAACGATCACCTCGCCGCCTGGATATATTTTCGTGTTTCCTAGAATTGCCTGACCTTGAGGAGAGCAACCCTGACATGAGCATGATCGACGCGTTTCATCCCTGGGGCGGGAACGGGAAACAACTTCGCAATGGTATCGAGGACATACGCGAAGACGTTGCGCTCATGACGCGCGGCGTGCTCGATGCGAAGAGTCTGTGGAGCGGATACACGCGCGTCAAGAATCCGGTTGAAGTCCGCGTCTTCGAGGGCCGGAAAATGGAGAAGCTCGGCGCGCGCATGATCGCGGATCGTGTGATCGATGATCTCGGAAATGTGGATCGCGCGCATTGGCGATTTCGCGGGGATCGCGTCGATTTTAACGATCCGCGCTGGTCGTCCGCGATCAATCAAATTCGGCGTACGCACAATCTGCAAGTTACCATGGGCATAAACCAATGGCTTCGCAGCTTGTGCTTCGGTGATGTCACGGCAAATTCCACAAGCTACACGGGCGTCACCGGGACGGCGACTTCTACATCTGCAACCTCACTCACGAACACGGGCGCAGCTTTTCCGACGACGGGCGGCGTGAATACGGGGCTTCCTGGGCATGTTGTGTATTGCCCCGCAGCAGGCGTTTACGGCGTGATAACGGCGAACACAGCGACCGTTCTCACCGTCGATCAGTGGACCTCGCAGAGCAGCGCAACGGGTGCAGCAGGGTCAACCCCCGCAGGCACGGCGATCTATTCCATTTGCCCCGGCGCGGGAATCGCCGGATGGATTGGCCTCTCGACCAATTCTGCCGCAGCCGCAGCAGGCGACGTACTGCGTACGGCAGACGGCCTTTTTGCCGACGGCACAACGGGCGCGGCGGCGACGGAGCAAACGACGAACGGGCTGTCACGCGCGTACGTGCAAGCAACGCTTCCAGCTAGCACGCAGTCGCAGTTCGCCTATACCTGGACATACACAGGCTCTACAACCGTCGCAATTGCGAAAGCAGTTTTGTGCAACAGTAAGGCCGCAGCGGGTTCTTTGCTTGTCCTAGAAACGCTTTTGAGCGCAGTGGCAACCGTGGCAGCTTCAGGCGACACATGTGCTTTGACCTGGGTAATCACCGTTTAGTAGTATTTAGGAAAGAGGATGAGAATGCCTGACCCTTACAAGATCACCGTCGAATCCACGCCGACGCAGCAAACCGATCTCAACGAGACGCATCGGACCTTGCTCTCGTCGATTGCCGAACGCTTTGCGGCGCTCGGGCATACGGTGCATCGCATTCGCTTGGATCACGGCTCGCTACGCGGCGGCGCGAAAACCTGGAAGCCCGGAGACGATGCGCCGACGGATGAGCTTGTCGCGCATGTGACGCCAGCCCCCCACTAAGTCCTATGGATACAGGCGCACTCGTTGCATCGATGAACGATGCGCCTCATCGGCGGTTTTAAATGGCGAATCCTGCGATAGTTCAAACGGGGACGGCTGTTATTACGAATGGGACTAGCGGGACGATATCTCTAAGCACAACTCTTCCTTCTGCTCCGTCGAGTTCTAATGTTTTAATTGCGATGCTAAGCATTCAAACAAACGGCGGAGGCAGCGGCATAACGCCGCCGTCTGGGTGGACATTATATTCAACAAGCGGTAGTTTAGTATCATCGCAACCACAAACATGGGTTTATTTTATTACCGGGCAAACTGCGACAAGTTATACGTGGCAATTCGCAACAGGTGGCTATCATGTAATTTTTGACGGTCAAATAATAGAAGTATCTGGGACAAGTACGACAAGTCCGTTCTTGGCTCAGACATCTTCTATTGGTAACGCTTCTGCTACGACAACTCTTGCAAGCGGAACAGTTGTTGCCGGAGCCGCAAATCTTTTACCGATAGCGTTTGTATCATTTTTAAATCCCAGTACAGCCGTTCCTGGAGCACCTTCGTCGTATACGACAGGATGGTCAGGACTAGGGAATGTTTCTTTTACATTTACAGGAGGATTTCAAGGCGGAGCACTTACATCGTCTATAGGTCCATTGACGACGAGCGGGCAAAGCGTCTCGGTAACATACACGTATGGATCTAATCTTAGTGTCAATGACGTTTATGTTTTTTTCATTGGATTATTACAACCGCCGTTCACCGCAATATCGTCCGTTCAGACAACCGCGAGTGGAACGTCTGCGGCGTCAACGTCTCTGGTTCTCACGTACGGACTGACGCCGACAAGTGGGAATAAACTCATTGCATTTATCGCGCAGGGTGCGAATGCCGTTGCTTCCACAGGTCCTACCGGGTGGGTGCTCGCGCAAAGCGAGTATTCTACGGATGCGCTTGAACTTTGGTATAAGGATGCAGGCGCATCCGAACCTACGACATACACTTGGACGCTCTCGACATCGACGGCAGTCGGCGATGCGACGGGATATGAATATCATAATGTCGCAAGCGGCTCAACAGGAATAAACGCAAGCGCAGCATCGACGGGGACGGGCACAAGCCTTGCCACTGGTTCTGTTACGCCGTCTGTTCTCCATACGCAGCCTGTCGCAGCGTGGAGCGGCATTGTCACGAGTTGGTCAACGCTTACAACGGGATGGACGATCGGTACGACGGCGACAAGTACGTCGTACTCTTGTCAGCAGGCATCGCAGAATACGCTTACGGGCGACACCACTACGGCGATAAGCGCATCAAACAAAAGCGCATCCGGCAGTTTGCGAAAACTGAGCATCATCGTTTTGCTTGCTCCAAGCGCGGGCGGTAATTTCAATGTCGTCACGGCTTCGGATTCCTTTGCCGCGATAACCGATAGCCTATCGAGAACGATCACGTTCACGCGTACATTGTCAGATTCTCCGTCCGTATGGTCTGATTCGCTCGCACGTATAGTTTCGCTTCCTCGCGCGATAAGCGATACCACGGCAGCGTTTACAGACGCCCTCTCACGCCTTGTAGGACTGCCTCGCTCGCCTTCTGATACGCTTGCAGGATGGATCGATACGGCGACGCGAGGGGCAATGCCGTTCACGCGCACAGCCTCGGATAGTTTCTCGGCGATTACCGATTCCGTCGCGAGGACCGTCTCTTTGCCGCGTACGGCAACGGATACGCCCGCAGCATGGTCGGACACCCTCGCGCGCGGATCACAAGCATTCACGCGAACGGCATCCGATTCTCCGGCTGCATGGGCGGATACCGCTTCGCGAGAGGTCGTCCTTGTGCGCGTCGTGAGCGATACGAACGCGTCATGGTCGGATAGCGTCTCGCGAAACGTTGTCTCACCCAGGACGGCGGCAGATACCGTCTCGGGGTTCTCCGATACGCTCTCGCGTTCGCCTATGGCATTTGCGCGCACGGCGAGCGATAGCACATCCGCATGGTCAGATTCGATCTCTCGTGCCGTCGCTTTCGCGCGTACAGCAAGCGATAGCGTCTTGGGATGGTCGGATACGCTCGCGCGCAGCATTCGCCTCCCACGATCCATCTCCGATACGTTCACGGCATGGTCGGACATCGTATCGACCGGGAAAGCGTACTTCCTCACCGCGTCTGATACGCTCGCATCATGGTCGGATTCTTTGTCGCGTGGACCTATATCGTTTGCGCGCTCCGCTTCAGATTCGCTCTCGTCATGGCTCGATGTCCCCTCGCGCATCGCGTCGTTCTCGCGCAGCGCATCCGACGTGCTCGGCGGATTCTCCGACGTTGCCTCGCGGGTTTTCGGCGCTCACCGTAGCGCGACGGACAGCATCGCGGCGATAACGGATATGGCGAGCAAGCGACAAGGCTTCTCGCGCACGGCTTCCGACACGTTCGCGGCTCCCACGGAATCCCTAACCCGTGTCGTATCGGCACCTCGAAGCGCATCCGACACGCTCTCGGCCTGGGGCGAATCGATCGGGCGCATCCTCCGCCTCCCGCGCGGGATCTCGGATACGGTCGCCTCGTGGATCGATGTCCTCCTCAATATCCCGCATATCATCGGTATCGGCGCGTCTACCCAGGCTTCCCAAACCGCCGCAGGCTTCATCGTCGTTGAGAACCTGGGCCTCGGACGCGCGATCGTCATGGATGCGGGCGGCTACGATATGACGGGTTGCACTGCGACGCTCATCGCCGTCCCCGGCCCCTTCGACGCACAGGGCGAGAAACTGCGATTGACGCCCGTGGGGATACTCAATAATGGCCTCACCGGCGTCTACCGCGAGATGAACGAGGAATTCGCGATCGGCGGAGAGTGGAGTCTTCAGCTTGAACTCCTTCTTCCGACCGGCCTCATCTACACGTCGCCGCCCGGCCAGGTCTTTTTCCCGCCGATTCTGGAGACAGACGAAGAGGAGTTTGAGTGAGCGTAGTAGTCAATCTCAGCGATGTCGCAGCGAACGCCCAAGCGAACGCCGCCGCCGCGCTGCTCAATAGCGGCACGATCCAGATTTACTCGGGTACGCAGCCGGTAAACGCGAATACCGCGCTTTCGGGGAACACGCTACTTGCCACTCTGACCCTCGGGAGCACGGCTTTCGGAACATCCGTAGCGGGCGTCATCACGGCGAATCCGATCACCTCGGGAACGGCGGTAGCAACCGGCACGGCGACATTCGCACGCTGGTTCGAAGCGAATGGCACGACGGTTGTGTGGGACGAACAAGTCGGCGTAACCGGCGCGGCGCTGAATCTCAACATCGTTGAAATCGTAACGGGCGGATTGGTGAGTTGCACAAGTTACGCGCATCAAGTACCCGAACAGGCGCCGACGTAACATGCCGACTACAACGCAGTATGCTTATGCAAACAATGTAAGCACGACGCTCGCTACTGCAATCAGCTCATCGGCGACGACGATCACGCTTGCATCAAGCGCGAATTTCCCAACGATTCCCACGGGATTCGTGTGGGCAGTCACCCTCAACGATCACGCGACACAATCAATCTTCGAGATTGTATATGTGACCGCGACCTCGGGAGCCAATCTCACGGTTCTACGCGGCCAAGAAGGCACGGCCGCACGCGCTTGGAACGTCGGCGATTACGTCTTTGCTCCTGATACTGCGGGCATTCTCAATAGCTTCGTCGATCAAGCGTATTTGAATTCGTTAGGCTTATTGACGTACGCCGGGTTATTCAATCCGCGTAATTATGGAGCATTAGGCAACGGCTCAACTAACGACGCGGCAGCATTTACCGCAGCGAATACGGCATCAGCAGGTTCTCAGATATACGTTCCACCTGGGAACTATTTAATTTCCAGCAGCATCGCTATTACGTCGCCTATTATTTTCGCCGCTGGCGCAAAACTTATACTATCGGGAAGCGCAACGGCTACATTTACATATACGCCGCAAGCGGGACGCTATCAGATATTCGCCGGGACGGCGCTCACATCGAGAGCCGTATTCATGTTTACATCGGCAGCGGCAGTCGATCCGCTATATCCCGAGTGGTGGGGCGCGCAAGTCGCTCCTAGCAGTATTGATAATGGCCCTGCGTTTACTTGGTGCGCACAGGCGCTTGCGGCATTGCAAGGCGGATCGGTTTCGCTGGCTTCAGGCAATTACACGTTTGCTTCATCAGTAGTTTGGACTGGATTAAACGGCTTATCTGTGTTCGGACAGGGAGGCAATGCGACAACTTTAAGTTGGCCGAACGGCTTTACCGGACAAGGCATAACGATCGGAGGCGCAACGTCCGGCGCTCCCTGTTACAATATAAGACTCGGCGGTTTTCAAATTTATCAGGATTTTGGTACAGGCCCAATCGGACCGACAACCGGCGTATCAGGTCTTTATGTGCAATATGCCATTAGCACGATTCTCGAAAATATCATCGTTCAGAATTGGGCAGGCGGCGTTTATTATAAATCCGTGACGGATTGCTTCTCGAAGAACGTCTCATCGTTCACGAGCTATGCACAATACCAATCATTCGGGTTTTATTGCGACGGAACCGTTTCACAGAATGCTAGCTTATACTTTGAATTTTGCTTGTGCTCTCATGGATCGCCGCTTAGCTCGATCACAACATACGGTCTTTACTCCTTTTGCGGTTCTGGAACAGGGCAAAGCGTTGCCGACCTTTACATTGCAAACTGCGAGTTCGATCAGTGCAATTACGGCGTGTACGTAAACGGCGCAGGCTCTACCTACACATACGGCGCGATAGATATTCGCCTATATGGAGTGGTTTGCGATAACAATAAGCTTACCGGCTTTTTCTTCAATAATCTTTTCGGAGATGCGTCGGTAAAAGTCACCGATTGCTATGTCGAGTTTGCGTCTGGAACAGTAACGGGGAACGGCGTTATAGCCCAAAACTCATCCGGCGTCAAGATCACGAATCTGGAAGCATTCGCTCCTACGTCAACGTCGGGCTCATACTACGCCGTCAATCTCGTAAATTCGCCCTCCTGCCAAGTTCACGGCCTCATCATTCGCGGATATTTTCAGTATGGCGTCTTTGTGCAATCGGGTTCGCACTTCGCGACGATCACGAACGGCGATCTCCGTACGGACGCGACAGTCACATCATCAAACGCAATCGGCGTCATCGGCGCGACGAACGCAATCATCGCGAACAATCATATTTATGGAACGGGATCGGCGACCTGGGGAACGGGCATTGATATTGCAGGGGCTTCGGACTACTACCGCATTTCCAACAACGATGTAGAGCAAGCCTTTGTCTCGGGCTTTCCGTACCTGCTCCTTTCGACTCTTCTCAACGGGTATGTCGATTATCAAACCGCGCCCGCATGGACTATCACAGATCAGAGTGGCGCGGCGCTAGCGATCACGGTAAACTCCAATTGGTACGTCAAAATCGGCAGATTCGTCTCCTACCAGTTCGACATCACCTACCCAACAAACTCGAATGCGTCTTCCGCGCGCATAAACGCGCCGACTAACTCTCCGGGGAGTAATTTTCCAGGCGCAACCGTTGCTCCGCCGCTAACGTCCGGAGGAAGCTCGACGATTACCGGCGTGGTAACAGCTGGGCTTATCATCTTTTCTCCGCAGTCGTCCGGCGCATCACAGTTCGCCAATCTGAATCTATCAGGATTCAGAATCACGGTGTCCGGTACATACGAGTCCGCATACTAATGCCGGAACCGATCACGGGCGTCGGCGCTAGCTCCCAAGCGCCGCAGACCGCGAGCGGCACCGGGAATATGGGCGAGGTCGTCTGCATTCGCCTGCCGATTGTGCCGATCACGCGGATCACGCTGGCGATTACGCCGCCGCATAACTGCTAACGATGCTCCCCTCGTATGCGCATAATCGTCTCTCCAAGAAACTCCGTTTTCCTCAAGGGTCCTCACTTCTTAGCCGACGAAGGGCGTTCTTCTTAGCAGGTTTGTGCCTCGGAGGATGCCAGTGGCTTCACAAAACCCATACGCGCCGAATCTATCGCTCGGACAGTATGCCAACGCCGGGAACGGAATTAGCGGACAGCTTTTCCAGGGCGGCAATCAGGCGGTCGTAGCGACGGCGCTATCAGCCGGGCTTCCGACAACGTACACCGGCGGCCTCGTATTGGCGAATCCGCCGACAAGCACGGTGAACGTGCGCCTCCAAAAGGCAACAGCCATTTTCATCATCGCGCAGACGAACGTGTCAGTCATCGGCCTGGGCATCGGCTTCTCCGCAACGGCGCTTACGGGGACGCTTACGGCAGTAGCATCGCTACCGGGCAATCCGGGCTCCTCTGCCGTCGCGCAGGGCCTGCTGTACTCATCGGCGAGCATCACGCTCCCCGCAGCGCCCTACCTCACGCGCGTCATCGGCCTTGCCGAGACCGGCGCGGTCACGACCGGCGTCGCGACGGGCGGCCTCTCACTCGACCTTCAGGGCAGCATCATTCTTCCGCCGGGCGGGTACGCTGTGTTCACCAGCTCGGCGGCAGGCACCGCGTCGTCGTTCATCGGCTCCTTCGTGTGGGTCGAAGCCTAAAATATGCCGACGATTACGTCGCAGATCGTAACCGTAAACGCGATCGTATCGGTCGCGCCGACGCCCTCGCAGCTTCAGCAGAGCGGCGCGTTGGTATCAATCGGCGGCACGACGCAAACCGTAGGCACGTACACGTACTACGGGACGCTCGCGGGAGTAACGGCGGCTCTTAGTTCCACGGGGAACTTCCAAGAGATCGACAACATGGCGACGACGTTCTTTTCGCAAGGGAACGCGGTCGGCGTCTATGTCCTCGAATTGGGCGTCGAAGGCTCGACGGCAGCGGGAATCACGTCCCTGGGAACGTGGATCACGGCGAACCCCGGCAACTTCTACGCCTACCTCACGCCCGCCGCATGGGATGCTTCAGGCGCCGCGCTCAACACGCTTGCGGCGAACTATTCCAGTCCGACCGGCAAAACGTACTTCTTCGTCACGACGACGTCTTCGACGCTCAGCGCGTACGCGGTAACGAATAAGGCGATCTTCGCGACGGTTCCAAGCCCAACGGCGGCCTCGACCGAGTTTCAGGCCGCAGCGTTCTTCTACCAATGGCTCTCGAATAATCCGTCCGCAACGTCGCCGGCCCCGCCGATGGGATTCCGCTTCCTCTTCGGCGTCACGCCCTGGGTACAAAACGGCAATCAGACGACGATCAACACGATCCTTACCGAATACGGGAACATCGTCGGAACCGGCGCAGAAGGCGGTATTTCGACGGCGACGACCTTTCGCGGCACGACGCAGGACGGCGAGCAAGCCATGGGATGGTGGGCGATCGATTGGGTGCAAATCCAGGCGAAGCGCCAGCTCGCAGCCGCGATCATCGACGGCAGCAACGAGAATCCGCCGCTGTACTACAACCAAAACGGCATTAACCAATTGCTAGCGATCCTAACAGACATTGGAAGCACGGGCATCTCGTACGGGCTTCTTCAGGCCGCAACGTTCGCAGCCGTTCCGTTCGCAACGTACATCGCGCAGAATCCGGGCAATTACCCGGCGGGAATCTACAACGGCTTGAGCGCAACGGTCACGCCGCAGTACGGATTCGAGCAGATCACCTTCAATGTCTCGGCGATTGACTTCGGGAGCGGCGCATGAGTTTCAATCCAATGGTCCGACAGGGATTGCTCAATCGCGTTCTCACGAGCGTTGTCGTTACAAATTATCCACAGCTTACCGTTACCGCACCGTTCATGTCGAAAAATCTTTCGGAGATTACCTTCGACGGTGCAGCGGTCGATCAAATCGGAACAGCAACCGGGATTGTGAATTCGCCGATGCCGTACATAATGGCGGAGATAAACTGCAATTTGCTTCGTTCGCAAGCGACCGTCGCGGCGTACGTCGCGCAATGGCAGCAGCAGGCGTACATCGGAAGCGTTACGATATACACCGACTCCACGCAGCTTCCGCAATTTACCCTCGTGAATTGCTCGATCCTGAACATCACGCCGGGCGCATTTGACGGGCAGGACCCAACGACGAAGGTCCAATTTAAGGGCGTTTATTATATTAATAACATCATGTGGAGTGGCACTGTCTGATAATTAACGACGCGCTGAACCTCGTTCTGCCTGTACGCTCGAACGAGGACGGCGAACCGCTTATCTGGGCGCATCATACGCCGATAAGCACCGATGTATTCCGCGCGAATTATCGCATCATCGCCGAGACGAACGCCGCGATATGGGGCAAGGGAATCAAGTACGCCGCAACCGCAGGCGCACGGATCGCGAACCTCACGCTGCTCGACATATCCAAAGCCGACGCGCAAGAACACGGCATCGAGGACGCGGGACCTACGCTTCTCGCGGAGATAAAGCGATTGACGCTCATCCTAGCGCCGGGCGCGAATGGATTCGAGACGCTGCCCGTTGACGTTGCTATCGCGCGTAAAGTAATCGACGCAGACGATTGGGATGAGGCGGAAGGATCGCTTTGTTTTTTTACTGCCGCCTTCCACCTGGCGAAGAGGGCGGGACGAAAGAAGTTCTCGGAACTCATAGCATCGGTTATCGCGGGATCGACGACATCTCTGGGGCCTTCGGAATACGGAAGTTCCTTAGCCGCGTCGACTCCGGTCAACGATTCAATCGAAATACTATCGTCGGAGCCGTCTTAGGATGGGCGGCGCAAGAAGGCTTCCACGAGGTCTTCTCACGGCACGGGATCGACCAATTCAATTCCGCGCATGCGTACCGTAATCGATACATCCTAGAACTTACGCGCGGGCTTAAGGGGCTAGTAGGAGGCGGCTGAAGCCCTGTTACGCGAATTGCTTGGGGCCGGTTGGGTTTGGACTCCGCGTAAACTTTGCTCGGTAAGCGCGGAGGGCGAACGGTTCCGGTTTGCAGCATCAAGGGTCGGCGCAATGCGTCGGCTCTTGTTGTATTGTTTCCTGGAACTTACGCGCGGGCTCAAAAGGGTTAGTCAGCGGCGGTTAATTCTTTGGACACATATAAAATCGAACATGCACGCATGTTCCAACTAGCATCCACCGTGGAAATTTTGACGGAAGAGAATCTACACCGGTTTCCGCCTGCACTTCGTTAAGGCATTTTCTCGAAACAAACGCAAGTTCCACATACCAGGGCGATCCGTCCTGAGCATCCGGCATAGACGTTCCCGCCATACTAAGCATAGAGTGACATGATGCGTCCTCGGATGCGCTCGTTGTCTGAAACGCCGCAAGCGCTGGATAGTACTCGCGATCGAAAGCGGCGTCCGCGAGCGCCGGAGATACGCACATCGCCGCGAGAATCAAAGTGAGGATCGTCTTCTTCATTTAGGTTGCCTTATAGAGAGAGAGTTTACTCTCGTAGTATATGCCAATAATCCTTAGAACCGCTGATAGGAAGCGGACTCTTTACACGCCTTACGGTTGCCTTATATGGCAATGTTACCGTTAACGGAAATTAACGGAAATTAACGCCGCATTTGCGGAGGGAAAAGCGGAAGTCCGTGCAAGCGGAAAGGCAGAGCCGAACGCACTGAGCGGGCGTCCTAACGGGCGCGTTATCCCTCCTGCGCGGTACAAAAATGTAATGAAAAACCCGGCAAGCATTACTGCGAACCGGGTTCCTCACGACAAGTTGAAGCCGTCTGAGGAATATACTACATCATCGCCGGGACGGCGCCCTAGCAATACAAGCAGCTATGGCGCACAAGGTCCCTCGGACATCCGCCGATGCGCAAGCCAATGCGCTTCCCCCACTCTCTTCGATGTAGCGGACCGAATCGAGAAACCTCAATCCTGACCTAACGGGATTGAACAGCGTCCCCCTTCAACGGGTGCGCCGAGGTAGAATCATCCGAGGCGTAGCGCTGGTGTGTATGATGACGCCGTTCCTTGGACGCGCGGCGAATCTGCGCCACCTGACCCATGCAATGCAACGTACAGCCAACCGCCGTTGCGCTTGAGCATGGAATGACGATTCCTTCCGAAGCGACGGCGACGGAGACAGAAGTCATAAGGGTTCCCGACATCCGGGCACCTTTATGCCCCAACCTCGCTCTTGCTCAAGAGATGAGGGCTCCTAGAGCGCACGAACGAAACGGTAGCTTGTGCCGACAAAAAGCATTATCAGTGTCGATGTTGACTCAAGTTCTTTCGAAAGCTTCCACGAGAAGTTCAAATCCTACCTGGGCGAACTCGACTCTCAGCAAGAGAAGTGGGAAAAAGCGGGCGCTGCTATAGGGATGTCCGGCGAGGCGCTCGCGGGCGGCGCGCTCAACGCGAAGGATGCCCTCGCGGTAGCGGCGGCGCAAGCCGGGGTCATCTCCGAGGCGATAGCCAAGGCCGTCAAGGCCCAGAACGACCTGGGCAGCGCAACGAAGCGCAGCGGCGATCACATGGGCAAGCTCCACACGGCAGCTAAGGGCGTCGGCGGGGCAATCGCGAGCATCGGAGGCTGGATCGTCAAGATCGCGGCCTTTGGCGGATTGGGAGGCATCCTCTCAGGGCTGGGGATTGCCGACTTAGCCGGGGCGACGCTCCAGCGTTCGCGCGCGGCGGGGCGGCTCAATATGAGTACTGGCGAGCTGGCGAGCTTCGGGGCAACCCTCCAACAGTTTCTCGGTACGGGCGACCTCCAGAATGCCGTCATGGCGCAAAATACCGTCGCGGGAGTAGGGGGCCTCTCCATGCTCGGGATTAACCCGCAGCGTGCGCAAGGCATGAACCCAGGCGATCTGGCTATCGAGGAACTCAGGGCCGCAACGAAGATATACCTCGGCGACAAGGCGAGCGGTATGAAATATCCGCTCAGCGATCCGCGTCTCAAGAACGTATTTCAGGGGATGCTCGGCGGCGATATTCAGAGCGTTCTTCTTGCTGCACAACCTGGAGGATTGGCTGAATTAGATAAAAGACAACGCGCATTTCATCAAAATATCGCTGGGAATCAAATAGGAAAAAAACAACAAGATGAATGGAATAATCTCGCCATTACGCTTGGGCTCGCGGGAACGAAAATCCAAACACTGTTCATCGACAAATTATCCGGGCTTGCGGGACCGATAGGAAAACTCACGGACGCATTCGTAGGGCTCGTCGGAAAGGTTCTCGGAAGTGACGGCGCTACGAGGGCAATCGACGCGATCTCAAAAGACTTAGATCAGTTCGGAACCTATTTAACCGGCCCGAAATTTCAAACAGATATGCAGTCAATGCAGAAGAATTTTCATGACTTCAGCGGCGAACTTGCGGTTATCGTGGACAAGTTTCGTTTTTTGCTTCCGCAGCCGGATGCTAAAATTCCTGATTTAGCTGGAACGCCGGATAAGTACGGCAATCTTCCGAACCTCGGGGGCACAGGGCCGCGACATGACAATTCCTCTCCCTTGTTCAGTAGTAGCCAGATAAACACCGCGAAGAAAATCGCGGCTATAGCTCTAGAATTTGGTGTCGATCCCAGGTTAGCAGTTGCAACGGCAATGCGCGAATCGGGATTGAATCCGTTTGCCAAGGGAGACTTTGATAAAAAAGGACGCGCTACATCGTTCGGTCCATTTCAGCTTCATGAGGGCGGAGAACTTGGAAACCTCACGCCGAAACAAGCCTATGATGTCGGCATCAATACGAGAACGGCATTAAGCGAATTCGTATTGACCGGGAAATGGAGCAAGGAGAAGCAACTCAATCAGTTTTCTAAAGCCGTGCGATACGCAATGACGCACTACGACGAGAAGGGAAAGCAATTCGGGCCGACCGTATCGCATAACGACATCATGGCTCTTTTCGGATCGGGAGGAGTGCATTCGGCTATCTCGCAGCGGCCATCCGATCCATATGACTATGCAAGAGACATAAATAATAACATGAAAGCTTTGGCGCAACAGGCTCGTACCGCTCCTAAACCCGCGCAGAAGACTGTCCCGCATGTGCCTCCGCCGACTAAAATTCACATCGTAAACCAAACGCAATCGCGCGTCGTCGTGCAAGCAAACGCGGCGGCTTACGGATGAGTAATCTTCCGCCGACCGTGCAAACGTCCGAATCGCCCGCGCAGTCCAATCGCTCGGCATTCGATTTATCTTTTCAAATTTCACCAATTTTGCTCCAAAATGGAATCGTTACCGCGCAGGGCAATATCGCGCCGATCACCGATTACACCGGAGGTTCTCCGGCTTCACTAGACGACGCCTTCGCGCGGTATCTTCCGATGCCGGGATCGACTCTTATCTCTCAAACCGTTGCGACATATCCCTTTGCGAATCAAGCCGTTGCAGCGAACGCGACGATTCAGCAGCCGCTTACGATCTCGCTTATGATGATCGTGCCGGTGAACACGCCGGGCGGTTATTTGAAAAAATTATCGCTCTTTTCGGGCCTCCAGGCTTCGCTTCAGCAGCACAACGCTGCGGGCGGGACCTATATTATCGCGACGCCTGCATTCGTCTATTCGTATGTAATCATGGTCTCTATGACGGACGTAACGCCGCAAGTTTCAGCGGACGGAAACAAGCAACTTCAATCGGCTTACCAGCTTGATTTCATACAGCCGCTAGTGACAAGTGCGGCGCTCGCGGCGCAGCAAGGCGCGCTCTTTCAAGCTGTTACGAACGGGAATAAGATCGTAGGTCCTCCGTCGTACTCGGGCAATCCGTCGTCGTCTCCCGCGAATCAAACCGGCGTCACCGCGTCGCTCGGAAACGTAACGGCAGCGGGTTCATCCTTCGGCATTCCGACACCGAGCGCGGCGACATGAGTACGACGCTGCTTGCGTTCACGCCGAGCCCCGTCGCAGCGCCGCCGTTTAGTGCGGTCGTAACGCTCGATGGCGCGAGTTATACGCTTGCAACGGCTTGGAATTTTTACGGAAGTCGGTGGTATTATAGTCTGAGCGATCAATTCGGGAATATCACGATCAACGCTCCACTCGTCGGCTCCCCTCCGAATGCAAACATTTATCTTGCGCCGGGCATCTTCACGGCAACGACGTTGCTCTTTCGTACAAGCACGCAAAACTTTGAAATAACGACGACGTGAGATATTATTCGATAAGCGTTTTCCCGCAAGCAACGAATTCAACGCCGAGCAAAACATGGTCATCGTATCCCAACGGCAAGATCGACCCCGGCGCGCTGCAAGTGGAATTCGACATACTCGGCAGCTTTCTCGGCATACCAGGCGGAGACGTAGGCGCATGCTCCGTTACGATACATGGCATTCCGCTTTCCGACTTGCGCCAAGCGCAGAACTATTACGGCTCGACTATCTCAGTACGCGGCGGATTCCAGAAGGGGCTTCCGCTGGCAAATCCCTCGCAAGCGGGACTGCTCGTGCAAGGGAAGGTATGGCAATCGTTTAGTAATTGGATCGGCGACGATATGAGCCTGACATTCGTCCTCGTCCCCTCCGTGGCGATTCTCGACAATCCGGGAAACTTTTCTTTTACCTGGGCGAAAGGACAACCGATTTCTGCCGCGATCCAAACAACGTTGCAAACCGTGTATCCGTCGCCCCCGTACAAAATCAACATGGCGATCGGCAACTATTCAACGCCGCAGGCCATACCCAATCACTGCTCAACACTCACCGAATTCTCACAGTTCATCTATTCGCAAACAAAAGGACTCGTGAATATATTCATGTGGGACGGCGTGAATGTATGGGTAGTTGACGGTTCTGTAACGCCAAAGCCCAAGAGCCTCAATTTCACCGATCTTATCGGGCAACCGAAATGGGTCGGATTCAATATCATGCAATTCATGACGCCGATGCGCGCAGACATTCAAATAAATACCATGATAAAAATGCCGCAAGGACTTCCTAACGCGCCCGGAACGGTGACGACGACCGCTGTATCAGCGCCTTCGCAAGCGAAGTATCAATCGGCATTCCAAGGAACTTTCACCGTGCAATCGGTGCGGCACGTCGGCAACTTCCGTGATCCTGACGGCGCATCGTGGGCGAGCATCTTCGAGGCGTATCCGAATGCCGTCTAACGATAACAATACACTATGGTTTCAGCGATCATTAAATAAGCAGTCTGCAAATCAAGCGCGCATGGCTATTGCACGAACGGGGCGCGCATTGCCGTGCGTCGTTACCGCCGTTAATGGGTCTCTTGTTACCGTTTCGTTTCAGGTGCAGTCATCGCAGCCGTACACCTTACCGCAGCTAACGCTTCCGAAGGCGGAAGGGCCGTGGATTCGTTCCCCCACGGCTGTTGGGGACTACGGAATAACAATTTCCGCAGATACCAGCATCGGCGGAATAAATGGCGCAGGCGCGGGCGTTGCACAAGTCTCAACGAATTACGGGAACCTCAGCTCGCTCGTGTGGATTCCTGTCGCATCTTCTGCATTCCCGGCTGCTCCGAACGCAAATCAGGCATGGGTAAACGGGCCTGCTGGAGCGATTCTCTCGGACGAAGCGCAAACGGCATCCGTTACCGTGAGCGCGAATCTCGTAACGATTAAGGCCGGTGGTTCTACGTGGACGTTTGCGCCTGGGGCGTTCACACTCTCGACTGGAATCATTGCGGAATCTCACCAGCATGGCGGGGTCGCGAGCGGCTCAAGCGATACCGGGCCACCGATAGTATGACGGAGGATTCATAGTGCGAACTTGGGGCCGTATAAATGGCGGTGTTAATGGCGTCGGTGGAACATGGATTGAGGTAAGTACCGATTCCGCAGGATTCAACTGTTCGGTGCAATTAACGACGTTATGTCAAACGCTCAAGCTCGCGAGCGGCGAGGACCCGCTTAACGCAAATCTCGGCATACCTGGCCTCCAAAGTATCACACAACAGTTGGTGCCGGACGCCGCCGCCGCCGCCGTTCAAGCGCAATATGCCCCCTCGTTTGCATCGCTTACCGTGGCGCGCATACAAGGCTCATTTCCGCCGACCTATTCGGTGAATTGCGTTTTCCCACCGGGGGCCGTCCTGCCGTCCGTCGTAGCCCAATAGCGTGAGCCTTCTCCCTCCGCTTCTCTTCTCCGCATCAGGCGCACCGATCGCGACGCCTCCGGCGACCTTGAACGCGCAACTTATCGCGCTTGCAGAAACGTTGTCTCCCGGCCTAACGATTTTGCCATCGGGGCTTATTTCGGACCTCGCGAGCACGGCAACCGGCGCATTAGTCACGCTCGATCAGGCTCGCGTCGAGGCCGTGAACGCCGTCGATCCCGGAACTGCGAACCCGTACATCCTCGCGCAGCTTGGCGCGCAGTTTGGTCTTCCGCAGGGATTGCCGTCGAACGCATCCGTCTACGTCGTGTTTGCCGGCAGCGCGGGCTACGTGATACCGCCGGGCTTCTTGGTCTCGGACGGCGTAAATCAATATCAGATACAAGACGGCGGTGCTATCGCCACGGGCGGCACATCTTCGCCGCTGTACGCGGTTTGCACGGACTCGAATGTTTTTGCGATCCCGATTTCAACCGTTACGATCGTGGTGACATCCGTCCCGAGCCCGTACACGTTGACGGTAACAAATCTCGTCGCGGGCGTACCGGCGCAAGCGGGAGAGACGATTGAATCGTATCGCTCCCGGCTCTTACAAGCATTCCAGGTCACGACAACCGGCACGCAAGCATATCTAAAGACGCTGCTTCTTGCCGTTCCCGGCGTAAATTCGCGTCTTATTGCCGTAAACGTCAACGGTGCGGCCTTCACGGTTGTGTGTGCCTCCGGCGATCCTTATCAGGTCGCACAAGCAATTTATGCAGGCGTAAGCAATATCGGGATGTTGACGGGCTCCGCAGTAAGTTCCGGGAGAAACGTTACCGTCTCGCTTTACGATGCGCCGAATACCTATAGCGTGGTATTCGTGACCCCGCCGCAAGCAGTAGTGACCGTGGCCGCACTTTGGAATACGACGCTCACAAGCTTTACTTCCTCTTTGGTGATAAATGCTTACATTGTCGCAGCAATTCAAGCGTATATAAACGGGATATTAGTCGGGCAGCCGATCAATCTTCTCGTTTTGCAAGAGGCAATTCAGGTTGCTTGTGCTCCGATACTGGCTCCTATAAATTTAACGACGCTCCAATTCACCGTAACGATCAATTCGGTAACGGCGACGCCGACGGCAGGTACGTCGATTATTCCTGCGCCGGATAACGAGACGTACTTGTATATTTCGCCTAGCGGCGCAACGAGCGCGCAGGGGTGAAATGAGCGACTCAATTGCCGCGCCCACGCTGCCATTGCAGAATATATTGCCTGCATACCCCTACCAGCAATATGCCGACGACGTAAACATTTGCGCCTTCTTCACGGCATACAATACCATCGCAAGTAGCTATCTCGCATGGCAAAACCAAGTCCCCTGGAGCGTGTACACGAACGCGGGCGTGAACGGCCCGCTGCTTGATTGGATCGGACAAGGCATCTACGGTATACCGCGCCCTGTGTTCTCGACGCTTGCGACGTTCTTTCGCGGTGCCGCCCTTGACGCCGTGCCGCTTGATACGATAGCGATTGACGGAAGCAGCATCTCCGAGACGGGGACGGCGATCACGGCAACGGACGACTACTACAAGCGCGTGCTTACGTGGTTTACATATATCGGCGACGGTCAGCATTTCAACGCGATGGTGCTTCGTCGTAAAATCGCGCGCTTTCTGTACGGCGTGAACGGCACGGACATAACCCTAAGTCAGGTGCAAACGGTAAGCATCGCAGTGCAGACGACGCCGACGCTAGAGTACATCATCACGATTCCCTCTGCGGCGAATCCGGCTTCTCTGTACTTTCAGGATGCGTACAATTCCGGCGTCTTGATGCTTCCGTTCATGGTTGCCGCTACGGTGAATATCGTTTGAGCATCACGTCTTCATGCTCGGAACCGCTTGCATGTCGCCTTCCGTATGTCCGTGCGGTCCCATTTCCATATCGACAATCCCATTCAGCGCATGCAAAGGCGATTTCCGAATATAGATAGCAGCGTTTCCCTTGCCGACAAAATGCAATCCGTGAATATAGCATCGGATATTTTCGTTAACGAGAATCTTCACATTATATATCGTGGGATTATCATTGCCTACGGCTTGGCATGCCGCAACTTGCTCCGTCGTCAAAGAAAACAACACGCACCAAGCAAGACGCAACCGCTCCCAAATGCCTAGATTGATCTCCGGTTCAATCGTGTTGCCGTCATCGTCGATACGCTTCGTGTCGAATTGCATGTATGAAAACCTCCTTAGATGAGCGTGAGCTGGCGTTCGAGGTCGAAGACGGCGGCTTCGAGGTTCGCCTTGGCCTGCGCGAAGTACGAGCCCTTGAGTTCGATGCCCGCGAATCGGCGCTTTTCCTCAATCGCAACGACGCCGGTGCTTCCGATTCCCATGAACGGATCGAGTACAATATCCCCCGGATTGCTCCACAGGAACATCGCACGTTCGATGATGTCGAAGGCTAACGGGGTCAGGTGGCGCTCGTCTTCGTCTTCCCGCGCCGATGTCGCGTTCAATGTTCGCGTAAGGCGAATATCCATCCATACCGGAGAAGCGTATCTCTCCCATCGTTTTTGCTCGACGTTTTCGCTATCGCGCGTCGTCGGCTCATCCTCGCCGATAAAGTATTCGATTCCCTTTTCGTGCTTAATCGGCACGGCGTTCTCGCCGGGTTTACGGAAGGCGAGAAGGTACTGAGGGATACCCGCGCGCGACATGGATGAATCTTTGCAGAGTTGCTTGTGCAACAGGCCGATTGCCTTTGTTCTCGTCACGTCGATGAGCGGGTCTTTCCAAATGCAATGCTCGCTATGGAAAATGAATCCGGCTTGTATGAATCCGCGTATGAGATCGCCCCGGAAATCTTTTAAGCCGATGTACCCGTCGCGGCCTTTCATGGCCGGTACGTTCAAGCAATCAATCGCGACGAGACGGCCAGGTTTGGTAACGCGAAAGAGTCCGTCCATAACGAATTTGAAATGTTCCCAAAATTCTTCATCGGTAGCACAATTTCCGATGTCGCGTTCGGAATCGCTGTAAACGTATAACGACATATAAGGGGGTGACGAAACAGTGAAGTCTATGGAGTTTTCGTCCATACTCGCGAGAACATCCACACAATCGCCGTGATGAATTTTAAACGGTTTACTTTCCATGAACGGCGTCCACCATCGCCCCGACCATCTTCTCCGCGTCGGCTTGTTTTCGTTTCAGGTTCAAGATAATCTCTCCCTCGAATTCGGATGTCACGATATGCACGTTGACGGGATGCGTTTGGCCGAAGCGATAGCAGCGGCGAATTGCTTGATAAAATCGTTCGAATGAGTTCGACACACCGCAGAAGATTACATCATGGCAATGCTGCCAATTCAATCCATGACCAGCGACGCTCGGCTTGGTGACTAAAACGCGAATCATTCCGTCTGCGAAACCATCTAACGCTTTCTCCTTATGTTCATCGTCGTCCGCTCCGCTTATTTGCACGGAATCGGGAATCGCTTTTGTAAGCGCGTCGCCCTCCACGTTTAGATCACACCATGCGATCACGGGAGAATCAAGCGCGTTCGCAATCTCCGCGCACTTCGCAACGCGCGCGTCAATCGTGGAACGCCGCACGTCCCTTTGATCGGATAACGTCTTCGCGAATTCCGGGATGAGAACGCCGGATGCGTGAATCTCTTCCTGGGATGCGGGGATGACGTGATGATGATAGCGCAGCGGCGGGAGAATGTATCCGTCATCGTTATAGTCGCCGATGTCCGAGGGCAGGCGCGCCGTGATCGCCCATGAGGATACCCATTTCCAGAAGTCCTTTTGCGCGTGTCCTTTCAATCTCCAATCGCCTGTATGGGTCATATCGTTTATGAAGTACATGGAGAGCATTTCCGTTTGCGTCATGACACCGAGGAATTGCGCGTGATTGCCTAGCTCGACGTAATCGTTCGGCGCGGGCGTTGCCGTGAGCGCCAATCGCCAGGGCGTACGCGAGAACGCTTCGATGATCGCGCATCGGGTTTTCGAGTCCATGGATTTGAGGATGCTCGATTCGTCCAAGGCAACGCCCGCGAATTGCGTCGGATCGAACTTATGAAGCTTCTGATAGTTCGTGATGTTTATGCCGTTGACGACTTGCGAATCGTCGGAGGCGATGTTCACCGTGACGCCGAGCTTCTTTGCTTCCTTCGCGAATTGATGGGACACTGCGAGCGGCGCGAGCAGAAGCACGGGCTTATTTTCCAATGCGTGAACATGCCGAAGCCATTCAAGTGCGATGAACCCCTTACCTAATCCCGTATCGCAGAAGGTCGCGCATTGTCCGCGTTCTAACGCCTTAAGAACGATGTCCCGTTGGAACTCGAAAAGCATCGGGCTAATGGAATCGCGGGGAACCGTCTTCCCATGAGAACGTGCGCGCCGTGTTTTCGACGCGAGAAACTCTTCGTAGCTCACCATGCGCGTTTATGCGCGGGATTGAAGTCGATAAGCACATTGCGCCGTGCAATGATGACGTTCACGATGTCCGTGGTAAGCGCGTGCTTATCGAGTAGCTCGTTGCCGATGAGAAACAGGTCCTTCGTCGTTTGCGCCGCTTCGATGCGGGCGAGGATTGCCGGGTCGATACCGCTCACATTTTCCCTTTGATATAATCACCCATAAACTTCAGTATATCCGTTTGCCCCTTGAAGAGAGATGTGAATGATATGAGCGTCACGCATGTATTTAGGACGCAGAAGCCTATAACGACAAGCTCGAATACATTCATGCTTTCCCGCAATGCGCGCAGCGCGCTCCGGCCTTCGCGATGTGCCCGCAATGCGAACAGACGGCAATCGTGAAGTCGTCCTGCTTGTAGAGAGCGTACAGCTTTTCGACTATTTCCGGCGGCAACGTCGCGAGATCGTGCTCCGCTTCGTTGAGGAGTGGGACGATGATGCCGACGTGATGCGCTGCCGTGCGCTGCGAGACGTGCGCCTCTTTCCTCGCGTGTTGTAGGGCGCTTGCGTGGGCTTTGCCGCCGCCGACCGTCGTCATAACGCGGCTCACCGATGCACGTCGTTGCTTTTGCACCATACTTCGTGCGTGCTTATCATGCGCTGCTCGTAATCCGGCGATGATATCGTTGCAATGGCGCCGCAGTTGCACGTCGCTCGGGCGAGGATTCTTGCGCGCTGCTTCGCGTCATCGTCTTCGAGTTTTTGGACTTCGCTTTGCAGGTTCTCGAACCACGTACTCATTTGACATACATCCCATAAAGTAGGCGGCGCGCGACGCCGGGAGGCAAATAGGGGGCTTGGCTTATGAGCGCGTCTTCGCGTTGCTCCTGGGCCGTGCGCGGGGCGTTTATGGCGCGCTTGGCCTGCATGGCGAGGGCGAAGAGTGAAGCATCCATGCCTCTAGTATATCATAGGGTGCTTACAAAGTCTATTAAATATGGTACCATAGAGGCATGGATACGCGCTTCGCGGCTCTCATCTCTCGCGTTTCGACCGGCAAGCTTGCCTTGGCTGTTAAGGTAACGCCTACTACGGTCTCCAAGTGGAAGGCCGCCGCTTGGCTACCCCGCCCGCAGTACTACGAGTCCATTGCTTCGGCATGCAAACTCACCGTAGACGAGATCGCCGCCGCCGTCTCATCCGATCATATCGAGCGATACCGCGCGCGTCGCGCCGCCAATCTCACCTCACCGTCTCAGGAGTCCTAATGGATACATCCATCGCAAAGCCCGATCCGGCGCAACTCTCCGTATGGACGCCGACATTCGTTTCATCTCCGAATGAAATGAAGGCGCGCGTCCAAGCAAAGCGCGCATTCTACAAAGACGTGATGACGGTAGAGCAGCATTACGGCAAGATTCCCGGCTCCGAGAAGGACGTACTATTTAAGCCGGGCGCGGAACTGCTTCTCTCCTCGATGGGACTTTTCGCCGACCTCGTTGACGCGCAAGTGATTCAGGATTACGACGGCAGCGCGCACGGCGGCGAACCGCTTATCGCGTATCGTCGCGCGTGCCTCATTTATCGGCAAACGGGGCCGACCGAGAATGAGCGCGTTCGGATCGCTCGGGCTGAGGGCTTCTGTTCGAGCCGCGAAAAAAAGTATAGATACCGCGATTCCAAGCCTGAATGTCCCTTGTGCGGTAAACAGGCGATCTTCATTAGCAAGAAGGACGACGGTGCGTTCTTCTGCTGGAAGAAGGAGGGCGGATGCGGCGTCAATTTCAACGCGAACGATGAACGCATAACAAAACAACCGCAGGGTAAGGTATGGAACCCTGAGATTTACGACCTTGAAAACACGATACTGAAAATGGCCGATAAGCGGGCATACGTGGCCGCTACGCTACTTGCGACCGGATGCAGCGACATCTTTACCCAGGACCTCGAAGACGATCATCACGAGCCCAGGAACGTCACGCCCAAGGACGCGCCGCGCAATGGTAACGGCAGCGGCGAGAGTGATGACAAGAAGTTGCACGATGCCCGCGCGGCGACCAAGGCGCTCATCGCCGAGAAGAAAATCCCGGCAAAAGATGTCGCGGTACTATGGGCCGACCTTATCGGCGACTTCCTCATGGATTATCCGATATGGGAGTCCGGCGATATTAGCATGATTCGCGGCATGTATAAGGCGATCAAATCATGGGAAGCCCCCAAAGAGACGCCGCCCGAGCCGACGCGCGCCGATGCGCTTCTTGCCAAGATGCAAGGCGTTATCCCCGCTGAAGACCATCCTGGAGACCATTTCGGATCTCCCACGCTGCCGCAAGAAACCGAGCCGGTCAATAATGCTGAAATTACGCTTGACATGGTAACGCATCAAGCGAAGCGCAAAGGACTCGACAAGGACGACTTCAAGGTTCTCGTCGCAAAGGCAACCGGATCGCCTAAGCTTACGGCTGAGAATATCCCGAAAGTTTATGACGCGCTCACCGCATATCCGCTGCCCATGATCTCGGATGATGACCTCGAAAAGATCGCGGGGAATGTGCCTCCGCCTGACATGCGTGCGCTCGCGGTGCAGGCGAATAAGTGCGGCATGGACATGCGCGATGTCTCGGCGCTTATCGGCGAGCTTGCGCTATCGACCCCGTTGACAGCGGATAGCTACAAGCAGCTTCTCGGCGAGATTGATGCTCGCGTGGCGGCTGCGGTATGACGATTCAAGAGATCAATCTCCTTTCTGAAGAACGCGAGAAAGCGGAAGCTGCGTATCGCGGGTATATCTCGATCATGCGCTACGTGAACGAACTTGAGCGCCGGTATGAATTGCCTGAAACGCATGTCCAAGGCAAAGACCTTGACGAGTCCATTACATTGATTACGGAGGAAATGTCTAGTATTGAAGGGCGCCTGACTGTTCTCGTAGGGAAACTAAGGAGGATATTCGCATAATGGGCGACTTTTTGGCAATCAATGGGCGCGACGTCGGCATAGCGGCATTTCCTCTTAGAAAGGATGCGTACCAAAACGAAGCATACGGCGACGAGGCCATCTTCTGGTATCTCGCATTCTCAACATCCGAAGACGCGCGCGAATGGTACGACATAAGCGCAATGGAGTTTTGATGAGCGCTACGATTCCGATTGAGGAATGGCGATGGTTCGGATCGCCCATGCACTGTATCGTCGGCCCGAAATGCAGGTTTCACTTAGGAACGCAAGTCGGGAATTATCTCATAAGTACTATCGGCGAATACTACCCCAACGGCCCATATGAAGCGACGGAAGCGCTCGGGCACAATCGGTACTACGAGCTTATGGTCTTTCCCCTCGCACCTGGAAAATTGAATTGCGGTTGCCCGATAGTCGATTCATGGAGCACCATCGACGGGAACGGCTGGCCGGAAAACACACCTCACGAAGAAGTTAGCGCTGGTCATCTTGAAATGTGCCGCAAGTACGCGGAGATGCCATGAGCGCGCTCGCGTGCAAACACTGCGGCATGGGCTGGCGGGAAGCCGTCTTCAGGCCGTGCGCCAAGGCGACGAATCACGAGTTCGCGCCGCAAATGCTATAATGAACCATGCCGCCGTTGACGCCGGATGAAGTAGATTCGTGGATAAGCGCTATTCGACGTTTTGCGCTCGCGCTTATCGGCATTGGCGGATTGACTATTGTAGTGGTCCGCTTTGCACAGACGGGAGATGTATCACTTCCGATCTTCGCGGCGTTTGCAGGCATACTAGGATTAAACATTTTGAACATAGGAAAGGAGTAACCTCATGATGCGTATCAAGCCGTTTCTCGTAATCCCGTATATTATTTTGCTCGGTATTATTATTGTTTGCTTCACCGTATTACAACGGGATCAATTACAAATTGAGCAAGTGGCCGAACGAGATTGCACGATCCAAAAGAATATGTATGCAATCATCGCCAGAGGCTTACGCAATCAAGCAAGTATCGAGCGGTCCCTTCCGCCGCCACCGCAAAAAGGTGACGCACAATCGCTGCGCTCAAATGCACTTCTCCTAGAGGCGCACGAAATGGACATGGGCGCAAAGTCATTGCCCAACTGCGCGAACCGTCCACTTCAATCGCATCCGCAAATTCTACCTTCGCCAAAGAAAGCACAATCATGAATAGCGAAATCGCTCCGGGTTTTTGTCAGTGCGGATGCGGAGAGAAGACAGCAGTCCCTGATAAAAGCTGTGCATCTAGGGGTCTTATCAAGGGCGTCCCTAAGCGATTTGCTCATGGGCACAACGGACGGCTCCAGGAAAAGAAGCCGAGAAAGCGCATCGTCCGCGAAAGAAGCGAGCATCTCTGCGAATGCGGATGCGGAGAGAAAACTTTTCTTATGCCGTGGACAAATAAAAGCGTGGGATGGATAAAAGGGAATCCATCGCAATTTATTACGGGACATAACGCAAGGCTATTAGATCATGAAACGGGTTTCCCAAAAGGAGCTTTGGTTGATCCTGAATTTATGTACCTCGAATACAAATATACTTGGTGCATTCGCGCCGGTTATGTCGTAGGCGAGCATACGCGAAATGGTGAAAAAGAAGAAGTTCGCTTACATCGGATTGTGACCGGAGCATTGCCAGGCCAAGAAGTCGATCATATCAATAGAATAAGAACCGACAATCGAAAAGAAAATCTTCGCGTTGTAACGCATGCCGAAAACTGCCAGAACCTTCCTCCAGAAGGGCACGGTGGTATATCTGGAATACGCGGTGTAAGTTGGGAATCTCAGACAAGGAAATGGAAAGCTCAAGCGGTGATTCGCGATAAACATTTTAGTCTCGGTCGATTCTCCACGATAGAAGAAGCCGCTCACATTGTGCAAGCGTTCCGGGCTGCAAATATGCCATTCTCGGAGGATGCACAATGAACGATGATGAGCGCAAGGAATGGGTTCGCGCGCGCCGCCTCGGGCTCGGCGGTTCAGACGCCGCTGCTGCATTAGGATTCAGCCCATATACGACGCCCTACGAGCTTTACTTGGAGAAGCGAGGCGAAGTTCCAGACAAAGACCTCTCGGACAATCCGTTCGTGGAGTGGGGTTCCCGTCTCGAAGACGTTATTAGCGATGCCTATAGTGAGAAGACGGGGCAAAAGGTTCATCGCGTCAATCGCATTCTGAAACACCCTGAGCACCCGTGGATGCTTGCGAATCTTGATCGTCGCATTGTCGGCGACAAGCGCGGGCTGGAAGTCAAAACCGCGAACGCATGGTCCGGGAGAGACGCGGAAACTTGGGGAGCGAGCGGTACGGATATCGTTCCGGAGCATTATCTACTGCAATGCGCTCATTACCTCGCAGTCACTGGCTACACTGCATTCGACCTATGCGTTTTAATCGGTGGAAACGATCTGAGAATCTATACCATCGCGCGGAACGAGGCATTGATCGCGCATCTCATCGAAGGCGAATCGGCCTTCTGGAACCTCGTGAAGACGGGCGTTCCTCCTGCGGCGAAGACGATATCCGATACGCGCGCAAAGTTCCGTACGCACATTGCGAAGACGTACGTGGAGGCGACGGACGACGTGAAGCCTCTCGTCGAAGAGTACCTTTCGCTTACGGAGCAGTTAAAAGCATTCAAGGCGCTCGACGAACGCAAGGAAGAACTCCAAGCGCAGATCGGCGACTTCATGGGGATGAACGAGGTTTTGACCGTGAACGATGTAGACAGGCTTTCGTTCAAAGGCCAATCGACCGGGAAGCGTTTGCCGTCGTCATTCAAGGACGCGGAGCCGGAGATATTCGCGAAGTACGCCGTCGAAGGGCATACGCGCGTGATGCGGATTCTCAAGGATAAGAAGTCATGACCGATTACAATTATCAATATGTCGAGGGGCTGGAGGCCGAAGTTTCCAAATTGCAAGCGCAACTTATTCAAGTCACTTGCGAACTAAAAGACGCGCAACGGGAATTAGAGCAAGCGAAGAAGGAAACCGCGACATGGTTAGGTTGCGCTGAAAAGCTCGAAAGGGCACTGAACGCAAAGACATGATTCCCTACGCCTTCCTCGCCTTTTTCATCCTCGTATGGATGCGCGAGCACGTGCGCGCTATTCGGCTAGAGAATCTGTGCCGCCGTTGCATTGAGGACCTCAAGCGATTCGATTCCAAGGAATCGGCGCGCGTGTAGTCCCTACTTCCTTCTAGTCTTCGGCGCATCGAGTTCATAATACAGAGGCTCGTTTTTCTCCATGCGCTCGATAATCATACACGCGAGGAAGTTCCCGCGCGAGGCTCCTATCTCGGTTGCAGCGGCGTCAATCGCAGCGACGACCGACGTGGGTAGCCGGATCGCGATAGTCTCGGTTTTCTCGTGAACGAATCCATCCCCGCGCACGCCGGTTCTCATGTAGTTGCGTAACTAGTTGCTATCGGCATGGCGCATAGTTGGCAACGTGGGAGCTATCCTCCTTGCGGGGAGTTTTTACGACGACGGGGGAAACAAAAGAGCGGCGCTATGAACGCCGCTCTTTTAATCTCTCTCCTGGAAGATCGAGACGCCTTGAAACGTACCACAGAACCTACGCAACCCCCTACCTTTTCGGTAGAACGAACAGCCGAGCAACGCAGCATTCGCCCTCGTCGATTCGCAAAATTCGATCCCGAATGGATTCCGTTTCTCCCGAATCCGACGGCGCAAACCGTCTTTTTGGTATTGCTTTCCCATGCTCGTTCCGATGGGGAGTGCTGGCCGCGACGGACGACGATTGCGAGTATGGCGCATATCTCCCTATGCCATGTCAGCGAAGCATTGCGCGCCCTTGAGGGCATCGGAGCGGTGAAAACAATTCATACAAAAGGCAAAAGATCGAGGTATAAAGTCATGTTCCACCCTCAAGAATCAGTAGTACCGGATTCCGGTATCACCCCAAATGGAGTGGTACCGGATTTAGATACTACAGTAGTACCGGATTCCGGTAGTAGTCAGGTATCGGAATCCGGTACTACACGTAACAGACCAGGGAACATATCAATGAACATAACGTCGCGCGTGCGTGCGCGAGACGACGGCGAAGAAAAAACGACCGACGAGGAAGCAGGGGAAGCATCGGACTTTATTTTGTGGTTTCTCAAATCGGGCGTCGATGCCGGAGTTCTTCGGCAGTCCCTCGATATTCATGCCGCAGCGCAGGGCGAATCGCTCCCGCACGCCGAGAAGCTAATCGGCACATGGGGACGCGCCGAATGTGAGGCGCGAACCCTGCGATTCTTTACCGCCGTCGATTCGGCTAAATTGCGCCGTGCGCCGACGATCGAGGGATTTGCCGGAGCGTGGGATTGCTCTGCATTGAAGCCCCGCCAATACAAATCGCGCACCGAACCGGGATGGCTGGCCTCTGCAATGGATGACGTTCGCAAACGTAAGCAGGCGCAACTTCGAGAACCAACGGACGGCGAGGCGCGCGTCCTAGAGATTTGCTATCAATGGCAATGCGGCGTCTCAATCCCTATGCCGCTTGACCTCAAGCCGCTCTTGGATACGATGCGCCTAACGATAGAACTTCCGCGTCGCCCACGCACATGAACCACAGAGGCGCGCAATGGGAGGGGGCCTTAGTCCAACTCAGGGCGACGGCTTCGCGCGCTCCTAGGGCAAATGCGGGGCCTTTTCTTGGATGCCCCACGCCTGCGTCGTTCGCATAGGGCAAGAGGAGGAACTCTAGGCAAGGAGAGCAAACCTCAGCAGCGTGGAATCAAACACGCTCATCCCGCTTTCCATTCTCGACCGCCATCTTCTCGAAACCGCCGAAGGCAAATGCGACTTCCCCGGATGCGGCAAGGTCCTCACGCGGCGCGGGATGGGCCGGCACAAGGCGATCCATGCACGCAAGGCTCCGGCGAACCCGAACGACGCGATTGTGGAGAAGCTACGTATCCGGTGCCGGCAACGAGTTGCGGAACTACTCGCGCTCGTTTCGCATTGGGATAATCCAGAGTTCACCCCTGAGTTACGCGACGTAGTGAAGCATGTTAGAGAACTACATGCCGACCTTGACGTATTGGGAGTTATCTAACCATGACAATAGACGACCTCAAAACCATCCTTGCCTCTCATCTCAAGTGGTTAAAGAACGAAGATGGCGGAAGCCGCGCGTACCTCCGCGGCGCGTACCTCCGCGGCGCGGACCTCAGCCGCGCGTACCTCAGCGGCGCGGACCTCCGCGGCGCGGACCTCAGCAGCGCGTACCTCCGCGGCGCGGACCTCAGCAGCGCGTACCTCCGCGGCGCGGACCTCCGCGGCGCGGACCTCAGCCGCGCGGACCTCCGCCGCGCGGACCTCAGCCGCGCGTACCTCAGCGGCGCGGACCTCAGCAGCGCGTACCTCCGCGGC